TTAAATTGAGAATTGCTGCGCCATGACCAGATCCATAAAGCCTTGAAAGTCCTCGCGCGTTTTAGTCGCCGTGGTCTGTGCCTTGATTTGTCCGGTTGCCACATTCAAAGCCGCAAATAAATTTAATGTTCCATGCCTTTTATAGGTGCTTTTACAGGCGGTAACAATGGTTTTATCTCGCGTTTCAACAAACCCTGTGGCACGCTCCAAGATTTGGATGCTGGGCTTTTCATCGACACTGATCACCAAAGCGTTCAACGGCGGATTCAGGTACAAACCAATAATATTCGCCGCTTTTTCGGTGAATTCAGGATCCGTGCTAACGCACCAACTTCGTGAGCGATGCAAATAAACCCCTTCTTTTTTCAAAACACGCCAAACAGCATGATGACTGGCGTTCAATACTTCCGCCAAAGTCGGACAATCCCATCGCGCCAAACCTTCCGGTGGTCTTTCTTCCAGTTTCGCTAACAAGCGATCCCTAAAGGCTTTTCCATAGGTTTCAGGCTTACCTGGGCGCGGTTCATCATCGAGTCCGGCAAGCCCTTTTTCCCTAAACCGCCTTCGCCATTTGCTGACACGAGGAATCGAACAGGCTAATGTCGCGGAAACCTCTTGATTTTGCTTGCCTGTTGCACACTCTAAAATAATTTGAGCACGCTCGACCAGTCGACGCTCGGTACTATGGCTGCGGACTATTTTTTCAAGCTGTTGTTTTTGTTCGGTGGTCAGTGTTATTTCTATCGCTTTTCTAGGCATAATGCCTAGAAAAGCCAATAAACTATGTTATTTCTGCAATTAAACACTAGCTTGTAAATATCTTAAGATGTTTAATGTGCTCATATTTTTATATGGAACCCTTAATCAAATATAGCTGGGCGATTAGGCGGGCAACAACGTTTTTTCCAAGAGACGAATAGTTGCTTACCTTTGGAAACAAATTTTTGATGTCAAAAATTCTTTTTAGAATAGTTCATTGCCTATTCCAACGAACAATTTTTGCCCCTTATTCGGATGATGGTCTGCCGGCTGGTTTTGAATTCTCTCGCCAATTCTGAAATATTACTGCCCTTTGCCAATCTTTCCAAGACTGTTTCAGCCTCCCGGACGGATAATGCCGGGGGTCTGCCAAAGCGTTTACCCGCGACTTTGGCGCGCGTGATGCCTGATTGAGTTCGCTCAATCAAAAGATCTCGCTCGAACTCGGCAACAGCCGCAATGACCTGCATGGTCATCTTTCCTGCTGGACTGGTCAAATCAACCCCTCCCAGAGATCGGCGCGAAACAGGTTACCGGTCGTCATGCCCCAAATCCGTCATGAGGTGGATTGGTTGGCGATGTCCGAGTCGGTGCGCCAGGGAATCCAGAGCCGCAACGCAGGTTCCAATCGGCACGTTGATCGATTGGACCTGGAATTGCAGGTAAAAACCAAAACCATGGAACTCATCAAGGCCGATATTCAAATGGCCAAGCTGCAACTGGAATTGGAAAAAGTCAGGCCGACGGTGGTTTTGGATGCGTCGAAAGCCGGTAAACGGACAAAACGCTCGAAAAAAACTGCTTTATTGATGGAGGGTGATTTATCTAAATCATCCCATCCGGTGCGTCAATTGAGGACTGCTCTCAAGTCTGGCAATGGCCGGGTGATTCAGGCTAATGAGCTCGCCCGCCATTGAAAACCGACCACTGAGCACCCGTTTGGGTTTTGACGATACGGACGGGGCTTCTATTGGTCGGTTCTTCAAATTGAGTTGGCAACAGGTCTGAGGGTAACAAAGCCGCAAGATCGTGTTGGCTTTCGCGCCTGAGTTGGCGAATACGGCTTAATAGTGACCAAGCCATTTCTGGATCGTCAATATCCGTCAAGACTTCTGCTTCGGCGGCATCCAAATCAGCCAATAATTTTTTGCAGATGGGGATAGCTTGATCGTTGCAATCCCGCAGGATCGCCATCGGTTTTTTCGTTGGCTTCGGCTCCTGAGTCTGATTAGGACGGAGGAAATCAAAAATGTGCAAAATATCGTCAAACATGGCTATTTCTCTACTTTTTAGTGATTTTTAGCTACATTATACCGATTTTTGCGTAAATTCAACCCCGCTGCATAGGCCTCTTTATGGCTTTGAAAAGCGTTTTTAACGCGCAGGAACCTCATCCTGCCAGAGGGTCGTTCCTGCGTTTTTTGGAGGACATGACCCTGTCATCGACATTAGAAAATGGCGATGGCCTGTAAATACAATCAATGGGGGTGTTAAATCGCCATTGATGTAGTACTCATTTTTTATCGAACCCAACGGGAATGTCAGTTTCCCGTCGGGGATTCGTGATATTTCCGTTTTTCATCGAGGAAATCATCATGAATTCAGAACTCTTTACACAGGATTTTGCTAATGGCCATTGCGTTCGCTATCGTCGCTTGCCATCCGGCACTTGTTACCACGCCAACACACCGGAACGGGTGATCGAAATTTTGGAACAACTGCGGCAAAACCAGCGCAGGGTGCGGTTGTTTTACGGCGACACGATAACCGGTCAAGCCTGGCATGAAGAACACGATGTCATCGGTCGCATTGGCCGTTCGATGGGACCGATCAAAGTGCCCTTACTGATCGAGCCCGGTGAAATAGGTGGCCCTGCAATCCTGGATCACTGCCTCATTCGGATCGATACGCCGCGTAACGTGCTGTATCAGCATGCGGCGTTTCGTGTGGGTGAGGTTAGTTTGTCTGCCGGCGAACTGAAGGGCTTGCCTTGGGAAGTGTTGATCAATCAGGTGGTAGAGGCGCGGTTTCAGGCAAAGAATGAAGCTTGCCGGTATCGGGATTTTATCCTGGGTTATCGTTTTGCATTGCCTAAACGCTGATCGCCTTCTTTAATACGAGTGGCAGGACAAAAAGCGTCGACATCCTCAAGGGTGCGGCGCTTTTTTTGTGATCCTTGTCACAAATATTGCTGCGAGATGCCATTTTGTGCGGATTTTTTACCGACGGCTAGCCAACACCCGACAAACGCTCTCGAGGTAAGTGACCTGAAGCAGTCACTTTCCGTGTGAGACTTTTCCAGCTTGTCTGCCTAGCATAATGGCCAACATTAGCATTTGCAGCGGAGTTAGCCTCATGTCGACTTTGGAGCAGGATCTCGCCCAACTGAATTTTGAATATCTGATGCTGGCCCGCGAAGCAGTTCGCAGTAATGCCTTGGAAGCCGCCTGGCGTTTTGGCCTGAATCAGAAACAACTGGCTGTGATGGAGACACTGACAGTGGAAAAGATTCGGGAATTAGCAAGTAACAGTCGGGCCATCATTCGGTTATTGCCGCTACAGACCCCTCAGCATATGTCACCGGCTGTGCATAGCGCATTGTTGCTGCCCACCCATGCTAGCTCGGAGGAGGCCTAAATGTATCGGTTACCCACAGAAACAAAGTTGCCTGATTATTTACACACCCTGTCTATGGCTAACCAACTCGTTTTATTAGGCGTAAGGCCGCCGATTATTCAGCATCTGTGTGGCATAGGCCGCAAAGTGGCGATCCGCCTTTACAAGGAAGCCCATCACGGCTCATCTAAATCGGGCCTGTTGCCGTACGATTCTTATTGGATTTCGCGATCCTCCCTGAACGCACTGCATGCCTCCATTTTCCTGGGTATTTTTGCTGACATCGCTCCGCTCGAATGCCAGAACCCTGTCCAGGCCACTCGGTTGTTGACTGCGTATGCGTTGTATAGCGAGGTAGTTGGGCGGGTTTTAAATCACACTAGATTAGACGTTAGCCATGATCACGGTAGGCTGCTGGATATAAACCGTGCCTGGCATCTGATTCAGCAATTTAATAGCCGTGAAAGTCGGCTATTGCCATGCGGACGCTGTCAATCCCGCCATTTAGTGCTGAATACACTGCCTAAATTTTACCAACGCTGCCCAATTTGTGAGGTTTGGGCTGAAAAAAACAGTCGCCGCCATAAGTCGGCCTATCTGGGCTGGCAACCCGCTCAAGCCATGAATGCACGGATATCGACAACTTAGCCACCGACTAGGAGCTTCTTATGTATGTCGTTATTAAGCACCTCACGAAACTGAAAACACCCCAAGCCTGCCATGGCAAGCAATTAGCACAGCGGGCGCGAGAATGTTTTCTGCAAAACGAATGCCTGACGCTGGATTTTGAAACGGTCGAAGCCATCGCCGCAGGTTTTTTTCAGGAAGCTATTTTCACGCTACTCACCGAATTCGGGGCTGACGTCCTGAAAAGCAAATTGCAGGTGGTCAATATGAGTCCTGCTCTTGAGGCAATCATGCAGGAGGCCTTAACCCATGTGGATGAGTATGTCGATCGATTGATGACCCGGCAACAGGAAGTGGTTGATCAAGAACTCTATGACCTCAATCTGGCTTGGCTTGTAAAGGTGCGCGCCACCGCCCGAGAAAATGCCCTACAAGCCCTGTTGATTATGGGGATTGCCGACGAAGAGTTGCGATTGGCATTGGCGAATTTGTCCATGGACGAGATGCAGATCCTGGCCCGATCAGGCTGTTTATGTTTTGCGCCACGCTTTACACCCCAATTTATTCAGGGGTTCGGGCGGCGGCGCTATGACCGGGTGGATTTGTTGCTGGCTCTCACTGCCGGATAAAGGGGGCGTGATGTTAGATAACTACATGCAACAAACATTGGCTCTCGAGCTCATTAAGCGCAAAGCCCGTATTACTCTGATGCAGGAGGCAACCGGACTGCCGAAAAAGTGGCTGCGAAAAACCTTCCGTGAATACCACGGATTTCCAGCGCGATCCGGTGACAATAAACAATCGATCCAAGCGCTCACTCGCACGAATAAGCAATACAAAGAGGCAACTGCCTTTGCCGTTTGTTATAGACACGCTCAACTCATCGTTGATCAGAGTGACATTTATAAAGCCATCAATGCTTTTGATGCCCTCAAAACAATGCACCCGGCAAGTCGGCTGAGTTTTTCCGAAACCGATGTGATTATTAAAGAACTTATCGCCAACAAGATTGAACTGACGCGGTGCCCCGTTTGCAATTGCTGGAACTTGCTGCGCGCCCGTATGGATCAGGTTGAGCGATGTGGCGTATGCAAGGCGTGTTTGAAAAACTGAGAATGGGCAATCGCATGACGGTATTTCCATTATTTTTAAGTAGACGTGAGGTGGTCGCCAACCGCCTCACTGATGGCATTGTAATAAAATTAAGTCCTATTTGGCTGACTATCATAGATGTTGATTACTCAAACAGGCAGCAAAAGCCATGATGCAACAAGATATCTTGCATGATTGGCGGAATTTATAAAATGACGAATTACTACCCACCAAGAATCCTACGACTACCGGAAGCGCAGTATTACGCTGGTATGGGGCGGACCTTGTTTGATCGTGAAATTCGTCCCTATCTTCCCGAAATTCAAATGGGCAACCAAGGCATTGGTTTTGATCGACTTGACCTGGATCACGCTTTAGATGAATATAAAACCCGCAACGTGAGGGTTAAGGAGCAACCATCATGGCAAGAAACAAACTCCCAGGTTTGTACTGGGACAAAAAAACAGGAAAAGGTGCGGTTGACAAACGCATCGACGGGATCGGCAGAGTTCGCCACCGCTTTACAGCAAGCACGCAAGCAGAAGCAGAAACGGAATATCACAGGGCCATAGCCCAAGCAAAAGTTGTTGCTTCGACCCCTGATCGTAAATTATTTCGTGAAGCTGCAACGAAATATTTGATGGAGGAAACTAAGTCAAGCATTGATCGGGATGCTACATGTCTTGCCAACCTTGATCCTTGGATTGGACATTTGAGGGTGGACCAAGTGCATCAAGGTAGCCTTCAGCCGTACATTGATCATCGCAAGGCGTTGGGTATCAAGAGCAAAACAGTGACTCGAGAACTGGCGGTTGTCCGAAGAATATTGACCCTGGCTTCTCGAGTGTGGCGTGACATGGATAATCAATCTTGGTTGCCGAGCGCTCCATTGTTAAGGATGCCTGATTGGAAGGATGCCGCAAAACCCTATCCGCTTTCTATTGATGAGCAACATAAGTTTTTGCATGAACTGCCTAATCATCTTGCTGAAATGGCTCTATTTGCATTGCATACTGGAGCGAGAGAAAACATTGTGGCAGAGTTGCGTTGGGAATGGGAAATTCGAATTCCAGAAATTGAATCATCAATTTTTCTGGTGCCTGGTGAATTTACCAAGAATGAAACTGCGTGCCTGATCGTGCTGAATAGTGTGGCCCAGAATGTCATCGAGAGTCGACGAGGCATGCAAAACACTCACGTATTTGGATATCGCGGCAAGCCAGTCGATCGGATGCACAATACTGCATGGAAAAAGGCTTGGGTAAGAGCAGAGTTGCCAGTCGGTTCAGATGTGCTGTCGGGACCACACAATTTGCGGCATACCTTTGCTAGGCGTTTGCGGTTGGCAGGGGTGCCATTAGAAACTCGAAAGGTATTGATGCACCATATAGACGGTGATATTACGATTCACTATTCACCAGCAGAGGTTGAGGAACTTCTGATCGCAGTGGAGAAATTGACTAAGATAGAAGGGGTGACCATGTTGCGGTTAGCATCATGATTTACCCACTGGGTAATTTGATAAATAGCAGACATAAAAAAACCAGCTAAGTTGCTGGTTTATATGGTGTTTGATGGTGGGTCGTGTGCGATTCGAACGCACGACCATCGCATTAAAAGAAATATGCTCATGTTACAATTACTTAAATATCAATGACTTGCATGTATCGCCCTGTTATATGCTATCGCGCCGTTACTACGTTCTACAGTGCCGCAATTCTGAGGTTGTGACAAATTTACTACAGGCTTTATTATCCATTTTCTTGACGCCGGGATAATGGTTAATAACCTTTTTAACCTGATGGTTAAAAAGGTTGGGAGGCTAAACCGGTGAATGTTCCTTTAGCCACTCTTTCAGCGCGTCGTTCATGCGGGTTTGCCAGCCTCGTCCGGAATTACGGAAAGCCGCTAATACGTCAGCGTCAAAACGAACCGTGGTTGAAACTTTGGTTGGTGCTTTCTGCTTGCCGCGCAGTTTGGTCTTTAACGATTCAGGTAAGTCATTAAAACGGACGGCATTGTTGAAATTTTCTTCTGTCCATTCGAAAGTATCAGGATCGGCGACAATACCGGCATTGATTTCAGCATCTTCTTCTTCTGAGGGCAGTTCTACAACCCTGCCTGATTTAGTTTTCAGCAACATAACGTTTTACCTCTCTGGAGTTAGCCTTTCTCAGGCTGATGATACGTTTTACGTCATTACGCAGGGTGTAGACCAAACAATACAGGCGTGTTCCGATCAAGCCAAAGGCACAATAGCGATCTTCACTGTAATTTTTGCGGGTGTCAGCTTCGATCATGGCGGTTTCCCAGTCGAATTGCTCAGCAATAGAAAAATGAAGCCGGTGTTTATCCAGGTTGATAGCCAGCTTATTGTCGTCCCATTCGTAATTCATGGGTTTATTGTAGTAACAGGTATAGAATTAATCAAGCAAAATGTTACTACATTTGACAATCGCGCTTTCTAGGACTATGGTTTCTCTCGGAGTCTCACAACTCATCAAAGGCGGAACCCGCACCCGAAAAACATGCGGATTTTTTATGCCTGCCATTTTTTAACCATTTCGCGGATATGCGCGAGATGGTTTCAGTTAATGTCGGGAGTAGGCTAATACAAGACCCGAAAGGGGAATAGGCCTGACTGCCCTTTGACAGTTGTGAACTCCCGGCACCATTGCCTAAACTCACAAAATCATAGGATTTATCATGAACACTATCTCTTTATCATTCCGCGAAACTCAATTCGATGTCGTAGACCTCAATAACCAACCATGGCTAAGGGGTACCCAGATCGGGGACGCCTTTGGTTACAAAAAGGCAGGTCGTATTTCAATCGATAAACTATATAAGGCAAACGCCGACGAATTCACCGACAGCATGACAGCATTGGTTGAACTCGATACCGAAGGTGGAAAACAAAAAGTACGCATCTTCTCATTAAGAGGTTGTCACCTTCTCGCAATGTTCGCCCGAACAGAAGTAGCCAAAGAATTCCGCAAATGGGTTTTAGATATTCTTGAAAATCATTCAAGCGCCCAATACGCCCTTAAACAACTCCCCGAACCGAAAACCAAGAAAGCCTTACCCGGTGGCTTAACGCTGGATCAGCAAGATTGCATCAAGGCGTTGGTGAGAGGCCGCATTGAGAAGTTGCCTAAGGAAAAGCAAGGTGGGGCGGCGATTCGGATATGGAGTTCTATTAAGGCGAAGTTTGGCAAGCCTTATAAAGAGATTGCGCCGGATCAGTTTGCCGAGGTTTGTTCGTTGATTGGCCGTCTTGAGGTTTCAGGAGAGCCGTTATTACAGGTCACGCCTTTAGAGCTTGATGCGCTGGTCGATTTGCGAGTGAAGAAGGCTCTGGAAGGCGAATTACTGAATGCACCCTGCCCTAAATATCACGCGCCTTTGTCTCTTTGGCAGCCGGATAACAGAGTCGGCGCTACTGCCTGGCTGACGTATCCGGAGTTAACCCGCATGGAACAATCCGCCAGGCCTTTGACTGTTTTACTCCAGCAGCTCCGCCAAGACGGCCATGATGTGCAAGGGGCAACAGCGGAATACCAAGCTTTATGAGTGTTGCTCGACCATTACCACTGGATGCTTGAGTCGTTTAAGTCGATGTTTGACGCGATGAACCGGCGCGGTTTGAATTTGAATTTTAATCATTAAAGACGTTTAGTGGCATGTTCTAATTTGGAACATGCCACATTGTTGCAACAAACGAGAGCTATTTTATTTTCCTTGAAACACGTTTGATGGTGCCGTCTGCTTGATGTCGTTCCCAATGGCACAATAGAACCTGTTTGGTTTTTAAAAAGGCTTCCATATCGTTGATGTTTTGATGGGTAATACGCCCAAATGCCCCAGTGGCGTGACCTTCGCGGCTGTCGGTGCTGATGACTAACGAACCGTGATAAGGCGGCAGCTTGTCGGGGTGCAATGTCGTGTCAATGGCATCAGGATAGAGCCTAACCAAGTAGCGGCCTTTGTCATAGGAGCATTCTATACAAAGACTTTCGAAGTAAGCTGTTGATCGATTCATTAAATAACTATCTCACTTTGTGTCAGGTTGGGCGCTTCTCCTTCGATGCGCCCTGCCCTGATGTAGTATTTATTCCCCGTTGTTCCTGTTCCTCTTACCCGCACGACTCCCCCATCTAATAAGGTTATCAAACTGGTTGTTCCATCGGTGCTTGATAGCGTACCGACAAGCAGCGGATCGCGGGGTAGCAGTTCTTTGAATAATGCCCAGGTATTCGGGGTTTCTTCTCCTATTTGCAATGTTTGCCGGACGGTGCCCAGTGTGGCATCGATGCTGACGGCGTTGATGATGCCGCGTACCTGGGCGCTGTCGATGGTGGCTTGAATGAGCCAGCCGACTTGAGCCAGCGGGAATTCATCACCGTCGAACGGCAAAGTGATGGATTGAATAGCGGGCTGGGTGTAATGGCCTGCGAGAATTCTTTCCCCTAAGGCACGGGCGGCAACAACGTCTGTTATCAAGCTGTTGCTGACTGTTTGGGCCAGCCTTGCGCCGTCTGTTGAATTAAGCCGACACCAACCAATCACGCCGCCGATTTCTCCCCCATGCACGTAAACACCGTTAGCCTGGTAGGGCACAACGGGTCGTTGAGTCAATGCGATGATTGCCGCCTCCGGAATGATCAGATCCGGAGCGGACAGAGAGAATTGCCAAGGTAAAACCGGGTAACGCGGCATCATGGTTAAGCTTTGTCCGGTCTGGCTGGGCACGAGCATAGCGCCGATATCGCGGGCGATACTGCTTAATACTTGAATGGGTGTTTGACCGCTAAACGTAAATGCACCATTGGCCACAATCCAGGTCGGGCACTGCCAGTTAAGTGACCAGCCCAGCGGCAACTGAAGTTCGGCGATTTGTTGCACGGTCAATTCACTGGCTTGTGTAGCGCTAGAAGGTTGTTCGTACGGTTGGCCCAGTAGGGCGGAAAGTCCGCGTCCGGAGAGCGTGATAGAGTGACTGGCAAACTGCCTGCTGTGCTCGATGCGTTCGACAATGACATACCATTGTGCGCCGTTGACGTTGACAATCAATTGTACGGGATCGCCGTTGGGCGGTTGCTGGACCAATGAGAGCGCGGCTTTGTCTGCCAATTGGCCGCGAAACTGCCAGGTATAGGCGTCGGCATCCAAGGACAGGCTGACCGATGACATCGGCACGGGGGTTAAGTCTAATAATGTGACGGTAATCTCATGCTGCATGATGTAGTTCGCCTGGTCTGGAATGGTGTAGGTAATGTGGTCAGGGTTAACCGGTGGCGGATCGCGGGGCGGATCAATGCTAATCAGTGACTTGCCGGGTAGCGGCCGCATGGCGTCTTGTACTGTCGCGCATTGGCGTTTATGCAAGGGCGTGGCGTATTGGAATAAGCTCTTGTTTATATGCCGGATGCCGCCGAGTTGTTGATTCTCCAGCAAATAGACTTCCGGAACGGTATAGGGCCAAATAAAGGCCGTTTCGGGCGTGTAGGTTTCAGCATTAAAAACAAACGAGGTCCCTGGCGTGTAATTGTAGGGGGGCGCGGGATCGTCATAGGCGATACGAATAAAGTCATGGATAGTCCGGCTTGAATCTTCAATCGAATGCTGCGATTCGGTGCGGGTAAAAACAACCCAATCGAAGGCGGCAAGCGCTATATAGCTGAGCCATTGTGTGTTATCGACGGTACCGCATTTTTTAATATGCAGTTGGGGCAGCTGCTCGACCGGTGAACACCAGGCATCTATTAACGGCTTGCCCTCATCGATGAGGCTGCTTTGCGCGTGATACGTGAGTAAGGTTTGATCAACCGGAACGGCGTTTTGGTGGCTGGCTGGCGTTGCCGGGTCTCTGGACGCGTGAACCGGTGATAGCGATTGCAGGCCTTGATTGCGCGAAATAGCGGTTTTGGTGAAACGTTTTTGGGTGTCTTCTGCCGGAGCAAACAGCCGATTGACCGTCAGCCGGGTAACGTTGGGATCAAAGTCACCCAGGATGACGCCGGTAAATAACGGCAAGGTGCCGCCAATGACACCGGCAGCACCGTCATTGACACCGAGTAAATAGCCGGTAAACAACGGCAAGGTGCCGCTGATCGTGCCGATAGGGTTGAGGTTAAAATTAAACGCGGTCTGGGGCGTATACGGTGCGCCATCAAAGACAAAAGCGGTACCCGGTGTGTAGCTCATTTAAGTCGGGGTCAAAGGCCCGTGGGTAATGGGCTGACTCAAGCGCTCGACCAGTTCCCACGCATCAGTTACTGCGCCGTCATCGCAGCGGCCACCGGGCGTAGTTGTCCAAGTGGGTTCGGTTGCGCCGGAGGTGCCAGCGGCTAGGCGTTTGTAGTAGTAGGGGACGCTGATAGTATTGGATGCCAGTACCTTGTCATCAATAGCATAGGCCGTGCCTGGTTGCCAGATGTCGCCTTGATCGGGGTGAGCGGTCACATAAACCGGCTTGTCGGTAAAAACATCCAAATCAAAGGACACGCCTGCAGGACTGCCGCTAACTGTTTTACTACCCACCAGTTCGCCGTCTGTATCAATTGCAAACAGTTTAAAGTTGCCAGCCACTAAAGATTCCATAATTGAACCGCTGACCTGGCGCTTTGCGGCTGCATAGTGGGCGGCAATGCGCGCTGCTGACAGGACGTAGTCATAAATGGCCAAATTGGATAAAATGCCTTGCGGTGGGTTGCCGGTTTGAATAGAAGACCCTGTTCCTGAAGGGTTTGCGCCGATCATCAACGAGACGTTATTGCCGTAACCCAGCACATGACTCGCGCCGCTGTCTCGCGTAAAAATCAAAGCGCCATCAATGTAATGTCTAACATAGCGTCCATCAAAGGTGGTGACCATGTGCCTAGGGCGATTGATAGTTGGAAATGCAGTTCCTGCGTTCGCTATGTAAGCGCCATTTTTCCAAATATTAGCATCTATGTAGCCCGCATTAACATACTGCGCATACCCACCGCTCTCGACTTTCGATAAGGAAAATCCTACGCCTGCTTCAGGCCGCATATAGGCCCAGCATTCCATCGTCACATAACTGAAATTGAAATAGGCCTCGTAATTACGAAAGGCATACTGCTGGTTGCCGTTAAAGTAAATACTTCTGTTTGAAAGCGTTTTATACAAAGGCGGCTGTCTCAGCCAAGGGCCATTGGTGTTAATCAACGTCATCGTCTTATTGTTGCCGCTGCTATCGGCAGCACTTAATCCGGACGCTTCGTTTAGCTTCCAATAGCCTTTTGGGTTGTCCGCCAATACTTCTTCGTCGTAAGTCATCACCCACCCCCGGACGTCAAAGACCCACCTAGCGGATCAATCAAGCCACCGGCCAAAACCGCCAGCGTATTGAAGCGAAGCAGGGCATCGGAAGCTGACACGCCACAGTCACCGTCCATAACAAACGCGCCGGAACCGTCTTTAATCCGTGCCCAGGCAATTGTTCCGGTTTCATCGGCGGCAACATCGCCAGCGATGGCGGCAAAGGTCAAAACGCCGTTAGCAATGGTTCCGGAAGGTTTGGCCAAGGTCCAGGTACCCAATAAGGTTTGAGTGGTGATGGCTTCGCCTCCGGAAAGCGGTTGTGGTGCGGTATAAAATTCAATCGTAGCCGGGTTGGTGTCGGCATCAAACGCGTTCAGCAGCACTTGCAGTGAGGCATTGCGCAACGCCAACGGCAATTTAACATTCATCAAGCAACCTCGGGGTATTTTCCCCAGTTTTTACAGGTTTTACAGGTTTTAGCGTAGTCATTCCATGCGGGAGCCAGTTTAAACGTCTTGGATTCTTCTGGCTTCGGCTCGTAAACCGGCGGCGGCATCACCCATAGATTGATGGGCGGTAGCTTCAATTCCGGCCAATCAATTTGCCTATGGCGTGTCGATGTCACCGCGAAATTCCAGACAAAAGGTATAGTCCTCATCAGCAGCGGGGCCTTGGGCAATGGCCTGGATAATCCAGGTGGGCGCATTGGCGCCAAAGGTGTTAAACCTGAGCACGTTACCGGATGACCAGCCGGACCCCCAACCGTCTTTCGGAATGGTGAAATACGGCTGTCCGGTGTTCGGGTTGATCGGGGCAATATTGCCGGTAATGGTGACGCCGGTGAGTATCTGCCCGACGTTTTGCCCTACAACGTTTAAGGCACTGCCACTGGTGAAGATCAACGCCCATTTTTCTTGAATACAGGAGGCGTTATCGACTTGAATCGGGTATTGCGTGTTGTTGTATTGGGCTGCCACACCTGAGCCTATGACGCTATCACTCCAGACATTCGTCCAGGTTTGTTGGTCGAAGGGAATCGACGTCCGCGCATACAGATCGCCAAAGATGATGGCATTGGCCACCAACGTATCATTAGCAGGAAAGACATGAGTTATCGGCTGCGACAGGGTCAAGGTGCCGTTAATCTGCACATCGGTACAAACGGCCATATCCTCGATGCGGTCGGTAATGGTCAAGGGCTGCGAAACACCGGCCAAATTACCCCAGGTAATTACGCCAGTATCGAGGTTGGTCGCGTATTTGTCGGTTGGCAGGGGATTACCGCCCGCGTCCCGCACTTGCACCTTGGCAATACGGACCCGGCCTAAGTTGGTGGTGCCGCCACTGGTAAAGGTGCCGATCGTGGTTTGATCGTTGAGCACAACCAGCACATCACCGGGCGCATAAACCGGAACCCGGCCATCTGCAGGCAAACGGACCGGATCAAGCCCCAGAATGGTAGCCGACAGTGGTAAATAGGTATAAGACACCGCATTGACTAAGATCGTATCGGCAAAGACATGACGCGGTTTAAAGATTTGCCCGGAATAAACTGCGGTTGGATCGTACCAGGGCTGTGCTTCGTTACCTGCTGCAGCTATCCAATCACCAAAGGTGAGATTAATCACCCCGGTTTCGTATTCGATGTAGCCGTACATGTCCGCCGTATCAATCGTGCCGTCAGGTCCAGCGGTGGCTGTGATCTGTCCGCCACCGTCCGCCGGAACTGCGCGAATTTGAATCGATTGCGGCTTGACGGGGGCAGCAGGCAAGCGGAACACGGCTTGCTGAACCGGCTCAAAGTTCATCGTAGTGACTAAGGCGCGTAAGGTAATGGCCGGACTTGCGCCGGTTAGCCAATTGGTTAACGTGGCAATGCCTGTGGTGTAATCGAGAGTTCCAGCTAAGGTGGCTGACCCGTTTTCACGGTTGACGCCGTAATAAAGCTGGCCTAACCGATCAATGTAAGTGCGCCCGCCAAACTCGAACAACACGGATCCGGCGACAATGGTTTCGGCGTAACCCGGTGTTAAATCCAATTCCAATTCGGTCAGCGTTAACGTTTCACTGGCACTGGAGCCAGCGGCAGCGGTGCGGTATTGCACAGCAAACGCCGCCGGTATAGCGGTATTGGCGGTTTTGTTAACGTAGGTGGTGCGGTTGCCGACATTGATTTCCCAGGGCGATTTCAATAATTTCTTGCGGGCATTGGTCAATACCGCTTCTTTATAGGTAACGGCCTCTGTCGGATTAAAGCTCACTTCGCCGGTTGCGTAGTTGATCGTTGAACTACGTCCGCCGCGCAAAGCCCCGGCAGCATTATCAACGTCACGCTCATTGATGACGCCTTCCTCAACCGGCAATTGCACGGAGCCGAACGCGGCAGGGGCAGCGCTCCAACTGTTTAACCAGGCGATTTCAAGCGAGCCGGGCACGATGTTGGTATCACCCAAGCTCAATGTCACAACTGATCCGGCAGTGCCAAAACTGGAAATGGTTTTGCTGATCTTGGCGCCGTAGCTGTAATTGATGGTGAAGGTGGTACCGCCCAGCGGCAAGGTAGTCGGCGTAAAGGCCAGTTCACCGGTAGCGAAGTTAAGTGTTCCGGTACCGTAGCCGCTCAATATACCGGCTGCGTTACATGTTAGGGTTCTGGCGCTGCCGTCATTCCAGGTCACCGTCAAGGTGCTGGCATCGATGCCGCTGTTCGTCAGGGTCCTTTTGATTAACAAAGGACCTGGTGCAATGTTGGACCGGTTGAAAAAGTCCGCCTTATTGCCCCAACTGAAAATAATCTCACTGTCGACATCGGGCAAGGCTGCCAACGTGACGCTGACTGAACCCGACACATAATTGACCGTGCCGGAACCTATACCGGACTCCGTACCCAATAAACCGCCTGAACCGTTATCGTTGAGTTCGTACCACTTATTGAGCGCTCTAAAGCTGACTTTTAACGCGCCGGGTTCCGGTGGCGGGATGATGCTGAATACCCAGACATAACCGCGATTGGCGGCAGTCACGGGAATAGAGCCGGTATCGGCCAGCCTGATCGGTGCGGCAGCCGGTCTAAACGTAACCGTTTTGGAGCCGCTGTAAGTGGGCGAAGTTGCGCCAAAGGTAAGTATGCCTTGTGCGTAGGCGATAGAACCGACGGTGGTTTCACCGATTTTGATCTGGCCCCCGACATCCACTAAGGTACCGCCCGAAACGGGAATGGACAAGGTGCCCGGCAAACACGGCGAACCAAGATGAACATTGCTGTTTGCCGAAAAGGTTACGCTGGTGGTAAAGCTGACGGTGTTTTGGGCTGCATCGAACACCGGCAAAGCTAAGCCACCGGCAGCAACATCGACCAGGGCAACCTCAGACTGAGAAGCCGGGACCACTTGCGAGTAGACCGAATCGACCTTGATGGAAAAGTCATTGATCGCGGCGGCTTGGGTTAACGGTCTGGCACTGTAATAGCGGGCGGCATTGGCCACGACGGTTCTAAAAATTTTGGCCGATGGGCTGATCGTATCCAGCCGACTTATTTCAGCACCGACAAAATCACGGGTTAACACGTCCGATATTTCAATATTCAGAATACGCCGTTTAAAAGTGCCTTGAGCATCGGTAAAGGTCTGCACCGAATTTTCCAGGCGGACAATGCGGATATATTGCGAGCCTGCCGAACTGACCAGCATTAACACATCACCAATGCCGGGAATCGGGGCCGATTCGGATTGAAAGATGGTTATAACGCGGCTGCCTGCGTATTGAGTCGCCCACAGGAAGCCGGAATAGTTAGCCCCTTGGGCGCGGTAATTTTCCACTCGGCTTTTGGCTGATGGCCTGCGGTCGAACCAATCGCCGGTATTGAACAGGTTAATCCCCAGTTTGGTATCACCCGGCAACTTGGCAATGATCATGTGACCGCCGTAGTATTTATCGCGGTTCAAGGTCTGAATCGCGCCGAATACTTTACGCATGTGCACTGCACCGTAAACCCGGTCTAAGGTCGATATGTCGTCAAAGATGTTATTACTCACGCCATCGACGATAACGGCACCCGTGAGAGCGCCCCCGCCTTCCGGTGAATCGTTCATCGTGTCGGCGGCTAAGAGCTTGATGTCTTCTGCTAATATTGTCATTTTAACCTTTTAGTATTGGCGCTTATGGACCGTATCACTCAGTTAGAAAATGCAGTTATTACCCAACACCACACGATTAAGCAGTTAGCCAGCGAAGTGCTCGCGCTGAGAGCCTTCGCATTAGCCGTACTGGAGCAGCCCGCCATAAATTTGCAGCAACTGCGCGATACGTACGTTGAGTTATGGGAGCAAGCTGTTCAGCAGATGCCTCCGGAAATGCAGGATCAAGCAGCGCTGCAAAAGCTGCTGATTGAGATTGAGCACGAGCTAAACCGTCAAGATCAAGGCGGCGCTTAAGCTCACGCTGCCGCTTTTGCTCTTGGGTTAGGTTACGTAGTGTTACCTCAGCATAAACACGGTCCAATTGTTGTATTTCTGCGAATACGTTCATAAGGCGATAAATCTCAACGTCAGGGTGTAATAGTCAGTGTCGTCGGGGTCGTTAAAATCAACGATGGGCTTGGCCTCGATCGGGCGTTGTTGATTAAAGGCGACTGTAAAAACCCGGCTGTCATGCAGGGTAAGGGTAAGGGGCGGTGTGTCGGTCAATTTAGCGTACAGGCTTTTGATCAAGGCACGATCCGCCCAGCCGCTATCGGTGCCGGACAAGGTGATGGTGCGCCCTGCCTGTTTGACGCCGCTTTCAAGGACCAGTGCGCCGGTCAGGGTATAGGTTTCGGACTGCTGAACCGGCGTCCAGTCGAATTCATCGACCCAAACCAGATCTTTAGGCAGTTCCAACGCGTCAAGGGTAATCATGCCGACACCAACCCGGCTTGTTTAAGCTCATCTAAAAAGGCTTTAGTTTGCGGTGAGCTGTTAAATTGCCCCGAAGCGCTGCGCCCATTTAACGACAGATTGACGTTGATGGTTTCGACTACCCTGGGTGCTGCTTGCTGAACGGCTGCTGGAGCTGAAAAGCCGGAAGTCGTAGCGGAGCTGATCGCGGTTGATGCGGTGTTGGTGAGTCCGGATAAGGGGTTTTTGATTTTTTCTAAAACCATATCCTTTTGCGCCATAAAGACAGCATCCTGGGCTTTAAACTTCTCCCTTTGCGCCGTTCCTCGTGAGCTATTGACGCTCACATCCGATTCAGACGCCATGGTTCCCGCGGGCATTTTCATGATAGCGGCAACATAGGGAATCAGGTCTCCCCGCTTCCAGATCCTCAGCTGTTTTTCCATATTGGCCAATGCATGATTGATCGTAGATCCCAAGTTGGTACCAATAGGCTTGCCTATGGCTGCATAAGCGCCGATGTTGCCAATCATCGTGCTTACGATATTGGCATCTTCCTCTGACTTTTTCTGCCGCAAGCGTTTTTTAAGTTCTTCCTCATCAATCAAACCGCCCATCGCCCGTTTAATCGGCTTGTTCGGCAAGCGGCCTTGGTTAATCTCTTCCAGTGCATCGAGACCTAAGCTTTGCACCGCTTCTTTGCGAATGATGAATTCACCGGCTTCCAGCAAGGCCTTTACCTTGTCACCGCCACCAAAACCCGGCAACTTGCCGGAACGCGGCGTATACCCGCCAGTTGCAAACTTATGAATCAGGCCGCCGTTTTGTGCCGCTTGTCCTGCGTTTTGGGTGACTACCGTAATCACCTTGGTTTCAGGCTTGGTTAATTCGGCAATGGCTTGTTGTGCTGCGGTCAAGCTGGCTGCGTCCAGACCGATTTTAAGCGCGTATTCCTGATTGAGCGCGGTCGTCATTTCGGTAATGACGGTTTGCGCTTCGGTCAGTTTCTTTTTGGTGTTCTCCAGGGCTAAACCGGCCTCTTTGGCGTTTTTGACATGCGCTTTTTCGTTGTCCTCGATGGCGGTTTTTTCAAACCCATACAGCTTGTTCAATCGTTCGCGGGCGTCATAGGTGGCGCTGTTCTTTTCGCTTTGGGTCTCGGCGCTTTGTACTGCTGCTGTGGTCAGATCGCCGTGCAAGGTTTTGGCGCGGCTCAGCAATTGGTTGATCGTATCTTGATTGGCCTTTTCGCCTTTTTGCTGTTCGGCTCTGAGCTTAAGCAAGATTTCATCGAATTCGTTTTCTTCGGAGCGGATTTTCTGCCGCTCATCCATGCCCAAGCGGTCAATATCGATCAAGGCTTGTTGATGGTTTTGGGCTAAGGCCTGCAACTGCTGCCGGGCTTGCGCGGCTTGCTGGTTTTCCTGGGCGTAAATTGCCGAAAGTTTAGCCACTTCGCCCGCGTAAAACTCAGCCACGCCTTGATAAACGGACAGTTTAGCCTGGCGTTTTTGGCTTTCTATTTCGCGGGTACGCTCTTTATTGGCTTGCGCTGCGGTCAGCTCTGCTTGATATTCCTGATCGATTAGGGCCAGCTTTTGAGTTTTAACGATCTCTTGTAGCTGCAACTCTTGCGTCGACGCGTTGATTTTGGCTTGCAGGCGTTGCTGATCTTTGACTATCTCGCTGGCGTCACTGGCTTCAATAACCGCTAACCGGTCGGTTAAGGCCTGATTGATCGCGGCAGTTTGGGTTTTTGCATCGGTATCGATTTGAGCGGTCAGGGCTTTGGTAGCGTCCTGGACCTGTTTAAATGAGGCCGCTTGCTCAATGGCCGCTTGTTTAACAGCTTCGGTTTTTTTCTGTTCGGCTTCGGCCACCTTAGCCGCTTGCGTTTGGGCTTCTGTGGTGCTGTTCGCCCGGATCTGGTCAAACTCAGCATTGATCTGTTTGATCTGCTCCCATCGCTCACTCAGGCTAATCCCGCTGAACATGCCTTCAATGCCGGTACCGATTAAGGCGAACGCTTGAGCTACATAAGTTCCGGCAATGCGCACGGATTCAAACTGATTTAGCCATTCTCCAACGCGCGTACCTATCTCAAAAGCAAAAAGCAGAGACATCGCGCTATTTAACGCATGAAAGGCCTTTTCAGTTTTACTTAAAGAATCCTGATTTTTACCCAGCGCCCCATCCAAGTCCGCATTGGCCGCAATACTGGACGCTACCGACGCCTTATAGCTTGCCATCGCGGCATTCAGTTTATTGATAGCAATGACGCGCTTTTCTTCAGTGCTGGCTAAAGAGAGCTGTAGGCGAGACTCTTCAATCAGTGCTTGATGCGTTTTAACCGCAATTGCCGATTTTTGCACCTCGACACGTAGCAGATCCAATGCCGCTTGCTTGGCCACTTGATCTGCAAGCGCCTTTTCCCGTGCCGCCTGGATGTTTTCAATAAAGCCTTGGGTTGACCGGGACAACCCCAACACCAGTTTAGCGCCGTATATTTCAGCGGCAATCAGGGCAACCTCGACGACCTTATCCAGATTCTCAGCCAGCCCGCTAATGCCTCTTGCCAGTGTCGCCGTAGCGCCGGTGCTTTTATCGGCACCCCCTATAAAAACAGTGATGGCGTTGTTTAACTGCGTCATGGCCCCGCCAACGGTCAGGGGCAGCTGGTTAAACTGTTCGGCTATTTTGGGGGCTGACTTACCCAGAGCATTAACCAGCTTATCAGCGGTCAATTCCCCCGCTTCGGCCATGGTGCGCAGTTTGGTAATGGGCACATCAAGACCCGCTGCCAAGGCTTGCATTAAACCCGGTGCATTTTCCATGACCGAGTTAAATTCATCACCGCGTAAGACGCCTGAACCTAACGCTTGACTGAATTGCAGGATCGCTGCCGCATCTTGGGCAGCCCCTTGACTGGTTAAAGCAATCGCTTGGTTTAGGGTTTCTGTGGTGCTGATGGCTTGTTGTTGGGTGCCGCCCAGCTGCTTGATAACGGTTTCAAGCTTGCCGTAAACAGAATAGGTTGCCTCTAACCCGGCTCTTGAGCGCTGGGCAATGTCAAACAAAGCTTGTTGAGCCGTTAGAAATTCTGTGGACGTATCAGAAACAATATTTAACCGGGCTTCTAGCGTTTTATAGCTGTCTGCCAGCCGAATAGCTTCCTGAGCCATTCCGGCAAATAATCTGATACCCAAGAAGCTCTTGACCAGAGTTTCTACCCGTTGTAACTTCTCGGTAATAGTATCGATACCGATAGCGGTTTGCTTCAGTCCGGGCGCTGACTGGTTAAATGCTAAGGCACGGTCTGCAACAGGCTCAATGATTTTCAGTTTTACACCGATTGAATCAAGGCCTGTAGCAGTTTGCTTCAAAGCCAGCCCCGACTTATCAAAAGTTAAAGCACTATTGGCCAAAGGCTCAACGCGCTGTAACTTTGCGTCTATTGAATCGATACCGGCGGCGGTTTTTTCCAGTCCTGAACCGGAGCCGTGAAAGGTTAATGCTCGATCAGCTAAGGGTTCGACTCGCTCTAGTTTTTTGGTGATCTTATCAATATCGTCAGCGGACTTTTTAAGACCCTGGCTAGTCTGGTCGAACGTTAAAGCGCTATCGGCTAATGGCTCGATGCGCTCTAATTTTTTGCCAATGCTATCTATGCCCTCTTCCGCTTTTTTCAGGCCTGGGCCTGTGCGATCATCGGCAGAAATCAATATTTTTAGATCGAGGTCTTTTGCCATGCCGTTACCCGTTCAAGCTTTGTTGGTGTCGTTCGTGCTGTTTGCGCTGACGATGAAAACAGTCTGGCTGATTGCCTCGCTGGTTTGCCTGGTTGTGGTGTTTATTTACGGGTTTCGTGGCTTGTGGCCGCGATCATAAAAAACCCCCACCCGTAATCAAAAACCGCCTGATGTCCTCGCTCGATCAATCCGCAACAGGCGCTGTCAAGGTCTCTGACGGGGTTCTTAGCAGGTTTGCCAGCCCCATCAGATCCAAAAAAGCGTCATTAACCTCGATAAATCCGGTTTTGATCAGATTGATCTCGCTAAAACTCAGATCGTCCAGGGTTTCGCCGGTCGGCAATTGCAAACAATCGCCCAGCAAGGGCGTTAGCTCGTCAAAGCGCTCCGTTAACAGGATTTTGATATCCAAATCTTCCAGCGCCTTGGCCTCGCTCATCAAGCGCCGCACGTCTTTAACGCGCAGCTCTTGAAGGGTGACTTGCCGTGTATCGTCCAGCTTGATGTTTTTAACGTTACGCATTAGCTAAACGCCATCCCCAACTCGATTTCAACCGGTGATGTTTTTCCGGTTGGCGTGGTCATCCGGCCTTTCATCGACAGCTCGATCAAATCATCGGACATAAAATCAACCGGACCATCCGCGGTAAGCGTGGCTTCCCAGATCGTTACCGTCATCGGCTTTCCGTCGATCAGGTTGTTACCGTCGAGCACCAGCTTGCCTTTAACCTGCGGTACGGTTGCACCTAACACCTTTTCACCGGACACCGCACCCCAGGTGTAATCAACTTTCAACTCTTGGCCTTCGGTAATCGCTCCGGCTTGCAGAATCTCAATGAAGCCCATCGCGTAATTGACCCGGTAATCAGTGTTCAATACATACGTGGTGGACGCTGCTGAGTTGGTGACGACGAACCCGGCAGCGGCTACGTTACGTTTACCCAGCTCCACAAACTTACCTTTTTTGGCTGTTACGATTTGATCGGTTGCCGATCCTGAACCTTGCGCCAAGGGCGACACTGAACCCTGTAACGCCATACCCAACGCTCGACCGGTAATTTCTTTGATGACGACAGTTAAATCCGCCGGTTTGTTGATCGCCACCGACGCGACGATTTGACCGTACTCGCCTTTGTCTTTTGAAGTCGCCTCTTTCAGCTCGGAGTTCGGCTTGATCTCAAGCTTTGCAACCCCGCGCCACCGTTCCAGGCCCTGAGAGACCCCGGCAATATCTTGATCTACATACAACGTGCCTTCTGCTAATACGCCTGACATGGTTTAAACCTCATTTGATAATTTGATTTCGGCAATGATGCCGCGCTCAGCAAGCCATTGGGCTTGCTGCCTTGATACGGTAATGGACTCACTCGGCTGGTAGTCTGTCCCTGCATGACTGTGTGCCTTGATCAATTCGACAGTAAAGCGCTCAGTGGGTTTTTTTGATGGCTTTTTCATTCATCTACCATTCCTTGCTTTTTGAGCCACTTATAAACGATGTTTTCAAGCGCAAATAATGACCGGCTGCCCATGTGCGCAGAGACTCCAATCATTGCTGCACTGAGCATTTTGTCAATTCCCGATGATTCACATAGAAAAAAAGTAATGACGCCAACGAATCCTGAGATGGAAATGTCACCTATAAACTCAGCGATTGACGGGGCTCTCCCGTTTTTCAATCGCCTTGCATAGTTGGTTACCCCTCCCCATAACGAAATCAACACAACCCATCCATAAGTCAGCACCTCGTATGAAAGCGGGTCTTTTTCTATCATCAGTCACCGCCATCGTCCGTTATGTCAGTCTCTTCTAAGGGCCTGTCATCCGTGACCGGTTCCTTTTCTTTAGATTTAGGCTTTTTAACCGGTTTTTCTGACTTCATTTCAGCGGCTTCTCGCCGCGCACGATTGAATCCTGTGAGCCCCATAAAACCCCCTTACGCGTTTTTGTGCTTGAACTGCACGATCCGGATTTGCTTGTTTTCGAACACGCGAGCCCAGTTAGTGCCTACAGCCAATTCAGCGCGGGAAGGAAACGCGGCGGCCGGTGTGCCTTGCCATTTGATGCCGCGTGGATGCAGCATAAAGCGGCGACGCATGGTCATCACGGTATCACCGGCTAAAATATCGCGGTCGGTCTCAAGGTCTTGTTCGCCGATGGTGCCTTCAGCAAAGCCCACGGCACCAGGCGCAAACAAATAAGTGGTGTAGGTGCCGGTTGCAACAGGCAAGCCATCATCGACAATGACACGCTTACCCAAGTAAGTGGGGATACGTACATTCTTATCGGCGGTCGTTTCATAAACGATCATCTGCTTTTTAGCCAGGTAAGCTTCAGTAGCTGAATGCATGGCTACAGCCGTCACACCGTCTTTGGCATCGCCCAACAATTGCGTGGCGTCGATAAAGGTGCTTTCGTTGATGGCTCTTAATGCCTCACTTGCACCCGCTGAGACATCCAGGACATTGCCGGACATTGAGGTAGCGGCAAACGCGCCGCCCAAGGTTCCTATCAATTCTTTTTGCATCTGCCGGGCCCAGTAGCCCGCCAACAAATCAATAATGGCCATAGCCGGGTCAGCACCGGAAAAAACCGCCGCCAAATCATTGACGCTAAAGGCGCGACCTCGACCAATCACTGCCGCTACATCTTTTCCGGTGGTGATGTTGCCAACGGTCAGCGGCGTTGAATCTGACAAGTTTTCGGCATCGCCGGTCAGATCGTTGAAATACGGTAGGTTGATCGTGCCACCACCGGACGGCAGGCTGATGTCAGGTATTTGTGAAACAATCCCGGACTGAAACAGGGCTGACAGTTCAGCAGTACGAACCACGCCGTACTCGTTCCAGTTTTCGGGCTTTAAAATGTCGGATATAAGGGTTTTAGCCATGAGGGTTCTCTAGTAGGTTATTGGGAAGCGGCTGCTTTAAGTTGCTCAGCCAAGGTCGGATTTTCTTTTTTCAGTTGAATCTGCTCAGTCAAGTTAAAACTTTCTTTGCTGAACGGGTTCTTTTGGCTGTGTCCGCTCGCGCCGGACTGACCATAACCAGAGCCTCCCGCGCCCTGAGATTTGACTAAATGCGGCTTTTCTTTGGCTAACAGCGTCACGCCATCAGTCAATTTAATCAGCTTGCCGTCGTCCGTTTTAAACAGGGGTTCATCACCGTCCCATTCTATTTTTGACTTGGCGTAATGGGCGACTAAATCCCTGTCGATAAAGTCATGACTCGATAATGATTTTTGCAAATGACTTTCAAGCTGACTTTGTTTGTATTTTCCAGCGACTTCGTTAAGTTCTGCGTCCTTGTCAGTAAGCTGTTTTTGCAAGCGGTTAAGCTTGGTTTCAAACTGCTTGACGGCTTCTGCCTGACCTTTGCTGTCCGGCAGCGCGTCAATGTCTTCTACGCTGTCAACGCCTAACTTTTCAAGCAACTGACTTTGCTGGCTTTCCAGCTCTGCAATTCTGGCTTTCATTCCCTTGCGGCCATCAATGCTTTCTTTCTTTGCGTCGTCTCGCTGTCTTTCGAGCGTTTCAACGTGATCTTTTAAACTGGTAAACGTCGCGTCATCCAGTTTGGCTTTAAGGGAATCAATATTCATTTTCTTAACTACACTATATGTTGTATATTTAAACAATTATTAGCACAACATATAGTATATATCAACATGATTGACGCGCAGCGTTTTACTTTTTTGGCTAATGCCCTGAATGGGACCGGGGGATTCTCTGACGGGGGTTATCTGGTTAAGTACCCGCGTGAATCTGACGAGAAATTCAATCGAAGAAAAGAAATCGCTTGGTATCGAAATTTTCTCAATTCTGCCTGTGTCGATTTCACCGGCTATCTAAGTAAAAGACCACCGGCCCGCAACAATAACAACCCGTTAATGGCCGTCATCATCGATGACGCAGACGGCAAAGGAAATTCGTTGGATGTGTTCTGGCAAGGCTTTATGATCCAGGCGAAAGCGCGTGGCTCTATGCTGTTGCTAATCGATATGCCTAAACAACTTCCCGTCGATCAAGCCAGTCAAATCAATCAACGCATCACACCCTACCTTGCAGCTATTGCGCCTGAAAACGTAATGCAAATCAGCATCGGCAGTGATGGCCTCGTTGAAACCATTGAAATTGCCGATACGTATGAGGATAAACCGGCTATACGGGGCTGGGATACTCAAAGCTGGTGGGTTAGACGTGGTGAAACGGTGCTTGACTCAGGCGAGCACGGTCTTAGTGTATGCCCGGTGCTGCTGTTTGCTGAATCCGGAGACTTCCCCTGTGTCGGCGCTTTTGCTCAGATCGCTGACCTTTCTAAGCGTCATTACAATCTGTGCAGTGAGCGAGACGAGATTCTCAGGGCTCAAACGTTTAGCTTGTTAACGTATCAAGTGCCGTCAGATCAGGCGCATTTGTTCGAAGCTAAAAAGGTTGCTGAAGCGATAGGCACCCACAATATGCTGATACATAACGGTGCGCCGCCCGGGTTTATAGCCCCGCCCGATGGTCCGGCAACGATTTACAGCCAAGTGATCAGCGACATTGAAACGGCGATTAAACAAATTGCGTTAACGGTCGAACAGCCCAATCATCAAGAAAGTGGGATCGCGTTAACCTTACGCTTCCAACAGTTAAACAGCGCCTTGACTGCCTTTGCACGTGCCATGGAAGATTTGGAAAGGCGCGTTTGGTGGGTCGTGTCTCGTTGGTTACAAACCAGCTACGTCCCTGAAACGGCCTGGTCGAAAGATTACAGCCTGGCGGATGTCACACAAGAATTATCAGAGCTTCAGCAGATGCAGGCGTCAGGGTTTCCGGTATTGGCAATTGATGAAAAGCAAAAGCTGATTATCCAACTGATGTTAAGCAACCTCAACCCTGAATCGCTTGAAAATGTGCTGAATACAGTAGGTGGTGAGCATAGCGCACCCTTACTTGAAACTACTTTAGAGACTTCTGACGGCGTTGATCTTAGCGCTATTGAGGGCAGACTGGATGCTATTGACGCCTCGATTAAATTAAATGCATCGACACCGCAAACCGCACCTGTTATCAATATATCAGTGCCTGAACAGCCACCCGCTCAGCTCAACATGTCCGCGCCGATCATCAACGTCACCGTACCCGAACAACCCCCCGCTCAAATCACGGTCGAAGCGCCGGTGGTGAATGTCACGCTGCCGGAAAACCCGCAAGCCGTTAATCAGCCTCAGCAACCGGTAGTCATTAACACCGGCAGCAATGGCAAGATTATTGACCTGGTGCGTGATGCGTCGGGCGCGGTGACTGGGGCCAGCGTCAGAGAAACTCATGTAATGGAGGGGTAGAGATGCCATCGTTTAGAGCCACCAACAAATTGACCAACGAAACTTCGACGTACGAGGCATCTACGCCTGATGCTGAGCATTTAAGCCCGGATTGGCAGTTAGAAGAGCTAGTCATCGCATTAACGCCTGATGGCCAAGAGCCTGCAGTAGATACGCGGGTATACCAGGGCCGCAGGCTGCTCTCGAAATTAGAAATGATCGAGTTACTAGGGGATGCGGCGTATGAAGCTTTGCTGACTATGTCAAAAGCCTCAGTATCCATCGAAGCCTGGATCAAGAAGCTAGAGTTAGCGACTCCGGACGAAGACGGATATTCAATTAACCTCGACGATCTTAGAACCCAAGCGGGTATCCAAGCGCTCGGCGCTGTGCTTGAGATGCAGAGTGTCGTAACGGAAGGCTGGGCAGAGAGAGTTTTAAATGGCTGATAAATTCTTAGTTGCAGGTTGTTCATTTTGCGGGAAAGGTGACGGCCCGTTAATACCGACCGAGGCTGCTCACAATGATGCTACAGGTTACGCTTGGGGGTTAACTTCTACAGATACAGATGCTATTAATATTGTCACAGGCGGGGTCCCTAAGTTCGGTACTTTAGGTGCAGGGGATTCAGTTTATATACGCAGCAAGACCCGTGTAGGGGCAGACATAACCGTTACGTTAGCAGCGGCATTAACTGTAGGACCAGGTGCCGCCACAGAGGCATCTCCAATTATGTGGATACTAGACAACGGTACAGTATGGACTGGAGTTGACGGTATATTGACTTATACATCTAGTGTAGTAAGTAGATTTGTAACTGTATCCTCCCATCACATCCTTATAAGCAAGACTTTAGGCGCGTGGCGATTTATACAAACTATTGCAAGCCCTGGCGATGGTACTCTTTTGCAGATAAATGAGGGAGCAGAAGTTGTACGAGCCCTAATAGACCATAGTGCGAGGACAGGTGCTACGGCAGCATGTGATCTAAAACTCAGAGGGATTGCTCGAGACTGCCAATTTAAATTTGGCCCTACAGGAACAAGCAGTATTACCGTCAGTACCGATAGAGCTGAAGCTACCTTAATTAATCCAGATATAGAGTTAATCAGTATAGTTAACGCGTCTACATCTGTTTTATTCAGTGCAGTCGGAGGGGATAGACACCTAACGGTTATAGGTGGCAGGACTTATGGCGCTGGTTCCGATGCCGGGGTCGGATTGTTTAGAGCAGCTACGGTAAACACAGGGCAGCAAATAAAACTAATTGGCCACAAGTACCCTAATACTATGAGGATTGACACTCCTCTAAGCACTATTTCTAATACCACGCGTATACAAGCCTACGGTATAGACGCTAAGAACGGGAGTTTACTTACAGAAACATGGGGATGGGCGTCTTCCAGAAGTGACAACAATCCCCCCGTTCTTAACGCGTTACTGCCAGGGAGCTCGGAAAAATGGGCCTGGAGAGTGTACCCTGTACAAGCAGGACGTACCCGCCCTATGCAGTTGGCGCTAAATACTGTTTACAGCGGTACACCCAGCACACAGACACTAACTGTTGAAGTGCTGGTCGCTAATACCTTTTCCGGAGTTAATAAAAATACCCTGTGGGTAGACTTATCCTATACCGATGATACGACAGGCAATCCCGTTTTACTATCTACTAAAGCCGACTCAGGGGCGCTTGATACTTCAACAGCGCCCTGGTTCCCCGCAACTTTAGATGTGGTTAGTTGGGGCTTAACAACATTCGATAAACGTAAATTTACCCTAACAACCCCAACGGCAATAAAGCAACATACTCCAGTGTTAATAATGCTGAGCGGAACAGTTAAAGCCGCATCGGTTAACGACATTTATTTCGTGTGTCCTGCGGTGCAATTGTCATGACGGAACATGTTTGTATCCCATACGGCTGGCTTAGCACTGTACCTGTAGCCAGCGGGCGCATATCCAGTGTAGGTGGAGTGAGTTTGGGTATCTTTAGATTACCTGCTGACCCTTTACTTTTCGTAACCCTTACACTGGACGGTGTTCATGCAGACAGCGAAGTACGCATTTACCGTCTATCAGACGGCAGCGAAACGGCAGGTGTTGAATCGTGCGTCGAGAACCCCTCGTTCCTGGTCCCCTACTACGGCACAGGGCAGTATTCCATGGTCAGGGTTATTAACTCACTGTATAAAATCAAAGAATTTGCATACACAATCCCAGGTGTGGATCAGGTTATACCTGTCCAGCAAGAGCCCGACAAATGGTACAACAACCCTGCATAGGAGTAGGACATGGCCAAAATTTTAGACCCGGATGACCTTACGTATATCGTCAATGGAAGCCCGACCACGCAGAACATTAGAATCGACACGACTGCCAAGACGATTGAGATCGTTGCAGGCGGAAGCTTGGTCGCTAAAGACGGACTCACCGGCCAGTGTTTTTACTCAAAGCTCAAAGAGATAATCAGAGCCGATGCCAATTTGATTAAGTTTGCGCTTCCAGTTAACGAGATGATTCACGACGAGTCTCTGGAGTTGATTAACGGCTGGGACTTCAAAGACACCTCATCATTGAAGATGATCAGAGATTGTGGAGTGGCCATTGTTTCTACTTCAGGTGTGCCAATAAAGATGTACGCGTGTTTCGTGACTTTGGGAACAGTGTTGACAGGTGCACCTTATTTGACCCAGTCCAGCGCAACTGATGCCACAACGTCTACCTTCACGCATGTGAATATAGGCGAGACGTTTTGTATCAACGAACTGGTGCAGATCTACAGCGATCCTAATGGGGACGGTTCAGCCGCTGACGGTTACGACCGACGCGCGTACGCTAAACTGTTCTTGCGAGAGTATGGCTACACTTACACTGAATCCAGCAATGCGGATATCGGTTACCCTGCCCTGACGTACAAGAAGTACAACTTCCCGTTGACTCATGTAGTCGATGCCGGAGTTGTGGCCAACGATGCAACTGTCGATTCTGCATTACCTTATACCGGTATGAGTATTCAATGGTACGGCACAGATCAGTCGCGCAGCTTGGGCGCTAACGGGCCTTACAATTTCCGCGTGATTATCAACGCAAATTCTTCACAGAATGCTACACATGATCAGGTTTACACCTTCGTGCAACGTCAGCTAAGACGGACCGCTGACATTGATGCAGGTGCAGGCGTACGGACTGGAAACGTGGCGTCTGCTATTGTATTTATGGATGGAGCAACGCTAAAGACGATCCACCAAGCGGGGGTCGGCGGTGTCCACGTCGATAATCTTGCAGCGTCTTCACGAAACAATATTGCTGAAGCGGATAATACGCAGGCATACCGCACTTACCCGTTTACCGCCGCAATTACTTTAGAGTTTGACTCGTTTCTGGTTGCTGACGCTGGGCCTGCTAAGTTTTGGCTGTTTGATGCGGCGACTTATGGGACGTCAGGGGCGACTATCATTAACGATGCTGACGGGGTACCGATTACCGGCAATGTTACCGGCGCTTCAATGAGTTTCAGCTATGCCTACTCAGTTGATAAACCAGTGGTTGGGTTAGCGGTAGGCAAAGCTGATGCCAAGATTGCAATAGCCGCTACCACAATAGCGCAAAGTACCGCGAACAAGGCTACGTTCGTGGCAGGTCAAGAGCGCTGGTATGCTAACCCGGCATAGTCATGGCCTATATTTTTGATGGCCCTAACAAGCGCATTCAGCTAACCGCCGGTACCACGTCGGTTAACTTGATTGATCTACACTCTCGCTGGAAAGATTGGGTCAGAGACAGTAATGCAGGGTTCAGCATCGCCTTTAGAGCCGTGGGCGGAGACATTCCCGCTATTCCGCTTTATCTGTTTTTGATAAACGGATGGAGGATTATACCGCAAGCGGCTGACCATACTCTGTCCATCACAAATGGTTTTATTGAGGTCGAAGGCGGTGGAGATCCGTTTGTTGACCCTTCAGGAAGCTATAAAATCAGGATAAACCGAGAAACGCCTGGTATTGGTATCGGCTACACCATAAGTGGAGGTGATCCTGTGGCCATTGCCAATGCCGTTTGGTCAAAAGCCATTGAAACATTAAGCGCTGATGAGATGATGCGTGTGATGTTTGCTGCGCTGGCAGGTAAGCGTACTGGCCTTGGCTCGGCAACAGAGCAGTACATGGCGCAGGATGGCATTAAACCGCGTATCAGCTTTTCGCCTGACGAATCCGGTAACGGTGAGCCTGTGATCGATGGCTCTCTTTAAAAACAGGCTTTTATCAGGCGCGCTGTTTGCCGGTGCGCTGTTTGCCGGGCAAACGGATGAGGTTGATCAAGCACAAGAATCAGGCCGCGCTCAGCAGTTACGGCCGCATTACGAAAAAACCCAAACCAAAACTGCCGCGCCTTTATCGCCAGGACTTAAGGAGCCTCGTGACAATCAACCTGTATCCTCTGCAACCCTTGCCGGACTGGTTGAGCCTGGCGGTTTCCCGGCAAGCGTTGACCTACCCGCAAGCGCATTTGATAGCCTGTTATTCGATGCTGGGCGAAAAGTGGGAGACGGTACCGCTGCCGCAGGTGTTGAGACCGGCAGCACAGTTGATTTACTGGATGACGATAGCAGACGCGTCAACCCTCCATTAATCGCCGGTTTAACCGATGATGAAGCGGCGTTTTTGTTGATTTTATTGGCGGCTGAAGTATGATCGAAGTAAAACTGACCGGCACTGAGGACGTTTTTAAAAAGTTCAAGCAGCTAAATAGCGAGCTTAAAACCAAGGTGGTTAAAGATCTAGCTGATGCTGTTTTTGAGGATGTTGATAAAAGCGTTGGGGCACATTCGAAAACGGGAAAATTGGAAAGTTCTCTAAAAATAAGAAAGATTGATGATGGCTACGCCATAGAGCACGATCTACAAATCGCGCCTCATGCGGTTTTTGTGCATTGGGGCACCAAGCCGCATGTGATTAAGCCAAAGTACAAGAAACGTTTACGATGGGCTTCAGGATCCGGCTTTATCTTTGCAAAATTCGTCAATCACCCCGGCTACAAAGGCGACCCTTACATGGTCGAAGCGGCTAATCAAGCGCCTAAACACTTAGAACGTATTATCAACTCATTGGATATCTAAAATGGCCTTACTGCTGACTTATAACGATGCGTATTTAAAAACGCGGGTAACTGAAGACATTGAAGACCGCGCCCTCCTCGATGTCGATAACCTGGGCGACTTTCCGGATACGCCGATAAACTGGCGAGAGCGGTTAGGCGTCTTGCGGTCTTATATCATTACGTGCCTGGAACTAGGCGCTGACTCCGATGATGTCTTTGCGCAAAAACTCAAACAATACCGGGTTGAATTTGATTATCAGTTGGTTCAAGCGCGAAATGCTGCAGCGTTGGCGGACAGCACTAATTACACCCCGCTGACCTCGATCAGCATCGAGAGAGCCTGATGGATTACTTTGCAGCGCTTGGCCAGTTGCGCGATAAACTGGCCACCATTTCAGGCGTTAATACCTGCGCCATTGGCCTTGAAACAGGCTTGTCTCCTGACGATTACCCGATTATCCGCTTAGTGCCCACGCGCTTTTCACGGATTGATAAAGAACGGGAGCGCATGGAATTAACCGTTTATTTTGGTGTGCCCCTGACAGAAGCTGATCAAGGATTAACGGCAGTCTATGAACAGCTGATCAGCCTTGAATCGGCCATCAAGGACGCCATTCACTTTGGCGAGGGCTACAGCGTGATGTTTGTCGATACGATTACCGACGAGGACCGGCTAGACCACTATAAACTGTTTGCTAGCCGGTTTCAGGTGGTTGGTTAGGCGGCTTTACGTTGTTTTTTCAAAATAATTTCGGGACTAAAATCTTTTTTTAAGCCTATCGACTCAAGATCGATTCCTGCTATTTTGCATTGTGAAAGTATCGTTGATACTGCTTCATAGTAAGCAATTCGACGACCATTATCGAACTCTGAATCTGATTCAATCTGTTCTGCTGAATCAATTAATGAGGCGGTAATTTCCTCTATCACTACCAAAGTTTCTCTATTTTTTATCATTATTCCTCTCCCGTAGAATCTCTTTTAGTATATTTATTTGCTGCAAAAAGTTTCTTATTTCTTTTGGCCAATAGACAGAAATCAAATAATTTAATTCCTGCTCAGATACCACTCTATCAATGTAATCGTATAGATTTTTTATTTTTGCTTGATGGATTTCAATGTTTTTTTGCAATGACCCCATCGTTTTTTTAATTTTGCTTTCCTTTTTATCGCTCCAATCGTTTAGAAACCCGTGGTGCCGTCCTCCGCTTTGCGCAATCTCAAAATCATTTTTTGTCATATTACTAAGCATATCCGGTTTTGCCGTTGAAATAAATTCACCCAGCCGCTTAAAATGATACTGCGGATCAATCCCGGCATTCAAAATAGCATCGATGTCTTTGCCCTTCAGCAGCTGCTCAAGCTTGTCGGCACTGCCCATGATCTGCCTTGCATCATTTGCAGGAAGTTTGCTCAGCGCTTTTTGCCCAGCGTCCGGAACGAATCGCTCTTTGCCTTCCACTGATGCTCTGGGCCTGAGTAGGCATCGGCAAAAAGGATGGAAAGGCGGCTTGGGCGCCTGCGCTTTTGGATAAATACCAGGCCCCAAACCGTAAGCGTCTAATCCCGTGTGATAGTCGCAAATGTCTAACCGTGGATGTGTTGCAGATAGTTTGATCTGAACATAATCAAAGCCCTCGTCCGCCATGATTTCGGCAGCATATTGATCAGTGTGCGCCCTGTGCAGTTCGGTTTGTGCAATTCGGTTAGCAAAGTAGCGATTGCGTTCATGCACTGCCGTTTTCAGCGTATTGGCCAAGGCTCTTTGACCTGCCCCTTGCTCCAGTGCATCGAGGGCTTGCAAGTAAGCGGCTCTTAACGCGGGCGTCTTTAAGTTTCCGGCTTGGATCCGCGCATAAATTCGGGCTAATTCCGGCCCAACTTCAAAATGATCAGCCAGGCCTTTGAGCTTTGAACCGGTATAGTCTTTATTCCATAACGCCTTAAACGCTTCATCATCGCCGAATGCAGCCCTTAAATATTTAGGCAGCTGAACTTTAACTTTTAGCGGCTCTTCAGCTCTAAAGTTATACCCTTCATACAGTTGCAATGCTAATTTACGCGAATCCTGAAATCCTTTTGTGTGGTCATTAATCAAGCGTAACGCGGTTGCCTGTACGCTCTGACTGTGCTGATAAAGCTTGTCTGAGAGCTTTAACCCGCTGATGTTTAGATTTTTGAGTTCAGCAGCACCAATGCTGGTAATCAGGATTTTATTGAACGCCTCGAGCAATGCGGATTGATACTGACCCGTAAACCCGGCCTGTATCTCTGCGATTGCATCACGCGGGGATTTTTCGCCCGACTTAAGCAACTCTATCAATCTGCCAAATGCCGCCAATGAAAGCCGGTTTATTTCGGCTTGGATGTTGTTGAGATTGGCAATGTGCTGGGATTCGTTCATGTTTGCTTAGAGTGATTGGATAGACAATCCTGAAGGGCCCTCATAAGCGGGCTTGATATAGCCGTCTAAACTATACCTGATGGCGTCGATACAATGATTGTTGGCATCAATAACGACAGGTAATACTTCTCCCGTCAAGCGATCAGTTTTGTAGCTGTACAGCCTGAATTCCTCAGCCGTTCGTTTGCAGCGCGGATGAATGATAATCTCTTTAAACCCACGCATGTAAGCAATGCCATCTTCAACGCTACCCGGCCACTTCCTTGCTGGATTGACATTAAACTTACGCCGTCGCATTGCTGAAATCGTTTCCGGACGGCTGTTATCGGCTTTAATCGGCCACTTATCTGCGCCTGGTACTTTGTTGAACAATTCCGGCAAGTCTTCTATGTCTATCCCTATGCCATAAGCTTCGTGATCGATAAACAAGCAGTCGTTTTGAATAAACGAACGAATCAGCGTGGTAGGGTCCTGAGCAAAACCCCAGTCAGCACCGTAATAAAACCGATCAACACGGCCCGGTGTTTCAAAGTCATCGACGCGCCATTTTTTATTAAATATTTGCGCATCACTGGCGGACCAATAGCACCCTTCCCAAATATGGGCATAAGCCCCACTGTCCATAGTGCGCTGCGCGTGTTTGCGTTGTTCTTCTAAGACCTTGGGAAATTTCGGATTATCCAGGTAGTTGAGTTTGACTACGCATGACCTTGGGGGCGGGTCTTTAATCAAGCGTTTATCAACCGGGCTGCCGTCTGTTCTAGGGTTCCATACCACCCATATTTCAGACTTTGGAGCACGAATGGTAGGCTCAAGATCAACCCACGATTGTTCAGGCACATCTTCAGCTTCCTCGACGATGCAAATATCAATCTGCGCCATTGACTTAATGCTGCTCATGTTATGACGCAAGCCACGGAATATAAACTCCGTGCCATTCAGCCCACGCAAATAATCAACGCCTACCGCGTAATGAGCAGCAAGCCAAGGCTTAGAGGCAATTGCCGCTTTAAGCTCAGCATGGAAAGATTCTTTGATGGAAACTTGCAATTCTCGTGTGCAGAGAATTCTTAGCGGCTCACGGTAACCGAACGTTGCCGCCATCAAAGCAAAGGAAAACGATTTACCTGATCCCCTGCCCCCATAAGCGCCTCGATAGCGTAACTCACCGCGTTCCGGCTTAAATACCGGACCCAGCTTAGGCGGAATCGCTATCTGTGCCGTCGTCATCAGTCAGACAAACAATTTCAATCCGTGTGGGGGCCAGTGATCCATCAGAGTTGGTGAAGTCAATCTTCTGTGGAGAATTAAATCCGTGCATGGCGTTAAGCTCCTTTACGGCCGCGATAATGTCGGCGGCTTTGTCGGGATCAGCAACAACGCGTTTTAACTCTCTGACGCTATCCTCACGCGTCCACAGGCGTTTTTCAGCCAAGGCCGCTTTGAGTTCTTCAACCCTTGCCAATACCTGAGTATTTGACATAAGGTTTGATGCGTTGCTCCAAACAGTTTCAGGCTTCCAATTCCTCGCCTTTGGATATGCCAGCCGGTAAGCTTCCGCCTGGTTATTACCATCAGCAACACATTGAGCGAACTTTTCTTGTTTTGGAGTCAGCTTCATATTGGTTTTTTACGAATAACGCCCTGTACGCATCTGCTTTGACAACTCTGCGGCACGATTACCCACCTGCTTAGCCCACTTGCTATTGAGCATTTCTTTGGCCGCACTGGCATAATCTTTCGTCCGGATAAAGGCCAGGGTTTTTTTAAAGTTTAACAGTCTGCGTGTGCCCAGGTTAAACGCCATATTGATTAAAACGTCTTGGCGTACCGAATCAATCTCATCCCAAAGCGGAATGCCGCGCTTTAATTCGTGCGTAACCCTGAAGATATCGTTTTCAAGCAGGGTTTGAGCCTCTTGTAACGTGATACCCTGGTCTTCCAGATTTCTCCCATAGCCAATGGTCAGCTTATTGGCAGTGCATTGGTAAGGGTTGAGCCTCAGCCCTTCGTGACGTTTTAATTGCTCGATCAGTTGCGGGTTAGTCATTGGGTTATTCCTTGGTTAGCAATTCTCTTTCAACGAGGGTTGCATAGCCTGCGATATCGTGCCAAGAATCAGCATAATTCGGGTCACCGTTCAAGATTCTTCCGATCTTGTGCGCAATCATTTCAAGCGCTTCTTTTTGAGAATTGTTGAGGCGATCCCATCCATCTAAACTCTGCATGACCATTTTTAATTCCTGCGTAATTTCAGCATGGCCATCAAACGATCCATAACGCGCTTGCCGTTCTTTCAATGTATTATCGATGCTCATTCAGACTCCAAGACATGAATCACGGCATTCTTTAACCTGCTCAATTTCCGCTTGAGCCTCAGCAAACAAACAGTATTTACCCTGATCATGCATTTCCGGAGCTCTTAAAAAACTTAAGCTATAACGTTTCATAATTTTCCTATTTAAAGAGTGAAATAAATTCTGCTGCGACTTGCGGCACGATGGCATTACCGTAACCTTTTAGTCTCATGCCCCGCGCTTCTTGCGTGTAGTTTGCATTGATCGGCTCGCCTTGATAGCTGCTATGTCCCACGCTTCCGGGTAGCCCTGCAACCAGCGTGACAATGCAGGGTTCAAGACCATGCTTAATGGGCCTAAGTTTTCCGTCTCGGCCTCTGATCCAGTCGGGATTAGCCCATAGATTTGATCCTCTAATTTCCTCAAGCCACCCCCCTTTGATTCCCTCTTGGCAATCCCACCGCCGGAAGGGGTTTTCGGAGTCATCCATCCGGCAACTTGCTGAGTCAGAGGTATCCCTGTATCGTGCGGCCTCTGTGGTTTTACCCCCCGGTTCGCATCTGTTGAGGTTGGTGCCGCCCATCCAATATAACCTTTGTCTTTGGTGGAATGAGCCGACGCTGTGTGCGCCCAATACCTTAGCCCCAACGGCGTAGCCTTCTCTTTCCAGGTCTGTTTGTAGATCATCGAGCCATCCGTACTTAACTGCGCCTTCAACCTGTTCGCCAAACACTGTGACAGGTCTAAACTGCTTAATGAGTTCAAAAAACGCAGGCCACAAGTGGCGGTCGTCGTTTTTTCCGTTTCGCTTACCTGCAACGCTAAAAGGTTGACAAGGGCATGATCCGGTCCATACTGGTCTGGCGTCTGGCCATCCTGCAAGCTGCAAAGCAACGTCCCATCCGCCGATTCCGGCAAAAAAGTGGTGTCGGGTATAGCCTCTAATATCGCTTGGTTCGACTTCAACAATTGATCGCTCATCTACATCACCATCCATTATTAATTTCATTTTTATGAGTTCCCGTAGCCATGCCGCGGTTTTGGGGTCTATTTCGTTGTAGTAGGCGGAAATCATACAATCCTGTCTATTACCAAATCAAAACACTCGATAGCCCCATGGCCGATAGACGCAACCGCAACCAGGGCAATAAAAAACCCGAAAATAAAAATCAGGACCAGAAAAACCAAAAGAGTCACTAGCAGCCGGGTAAGATAAAACCTAAACATGCCAGCGCTCTTTTTTGTCTAGCGAGTTAAAAACACAGCGATTGACCGTGTAACTTGACGAGCCGGACGGCGCCGAAGCTTTAGCAACCTCATGCGCTTCAGCCAAAGACTTAGCGATCTGAGATTGACCGGAAAGACGCTCGCCGTAAGCATCGTAAAAATCAACCCGGTATTCACCCGTTAACGTGCGAATCAGAACGGAATATCGTCGTCGTAAAAATCATCATCCGGAAAGGCCGATGATGATTTAGAATCCTCATGTTGATTTTTTCCGTCAGGATTGTGGCGGCCTGGCTCTCCTGCTGATGGCTTCTTGCCGCAAAACTCAAAATCACGCACGGTGAATTCTGAGATGTACTTTTTTTCACCGTTTTGTGTGTATTCGCGGTTCCGAAACTGCGCATCAGCAATGAGAATTTCAGAACCCTTTTTGAAATGCTCGGCTATCACCTCGGCACGTTTACCGCTGCAAACCATTCTCAGCCAATCGGTTCGTTCTTTGATCTCGCCGGTTTGCTTGTCTTTCCAGCGCTCAGAAACCGCCATGGAGAATGACACCTTTGCGCCGCCATCAGGAAAATACTTAAGCACGGGATCAGCGCCCAAGAATCCATGAAACTGACATTTGTTCATCAGCTTTCACCCGACAATAATCTAGCCTTGGCAATGCCCATCAGCTTATAGGCTTCGTCTCTATCGCCTTCGCAAAGCACAATCAGCCATTCGGCCACCGCGCTTTTCCAGCATTGTTCATCAATGCGGGCAATGTCTGGCGTGTTGGTTGCGCCCAATAAAGTCCCTTTAACCTGGCCGTTAATGATCTTGAATTCAACCATTCCCAAGCCGGATATTTCAGGTTTTTCAAAAAATAAATCAATTTGTTCGTTGTTAACGACAGCTTCCAGTTTCATAGTTTTTGTGCTGGTTAAGTTATTTTTTCTTACCGTGGGCAGCACCATGACAGGCCGCACACAGAGTAATTAAATCCTTCATCAGCTCGCGTCCTCGCCTGGCGTAGGTCAGATGATGCACTTCGAGCTTATGGCGACCGCCACAATGACGGCATTTCGCCTGGTCCCTAAATACCACTTTTGACCGTAACTTTTGCCAGCGCTCTTGCTGCAGTGATTCACGGTAGTCTTTTTGTGTTTGCTTCAGCCTGGGCACGGTTAAGCCATCCGGAAGTGCTCACGGCAATAAAAATTACTGCCACCCACCGTACCCGCGCTGATCGTCCCAGCATTGGAGCAGCCGGGAATGGTGCATCCGTGCTCAAAACCTGCAAAGCTGTGTAGCGTCTTGCTGTGGCTCAGCTCTAAAACAGCCGCATGGTTTTGTAGCGCAGCGGCTTTGCTTCCTGGCTTGCCTGATCCGGCCTTGGCATCCGCCAGCATTGCCAGTGGATCGCACTGATGCTTAGGGGGCGGTAATTCCGCTAACCGCTCAGCCTCAACCCGGTTTTTCTCAGCATTGACACGCGACTTTATCGCCTGCTCTACCAGCGAAAAAAGCTGTGGAACTGTGGGCGGCCACTCGGTATTTTTTTCAAAATAACGTTCGTAACCGTCAACAATGTCCGGTATCTCAAGCCCTTTCAGCTTTGCGTAAAGCCTGCGCTTGTACAATCTCAGTGCTTCAGGATCGCCAAACTGGGACTTAAACTTGTGACCAAAGTCGGCTTTCATCGCGTTGATTAAACTCACGATGCACAGGGCCAGCGGATCGTCAAAAGTCCGTTGATCGCCATTCTGCTTCGCTAATTGCGCTGTTTCTGTCATAATCACCTCTCGTTACAGGATAGCCACAGCCGTTTACCTTGCCGGGTGCGCTCTGGCTTTTTTGTTTCGGGTTGTCCTGCTCTTTCGCTAACCAGCCGTTAGCAAATTTCAAAATGCCTCCCTTGGTTTTTCGCCGAGATGGACAGGCATCAAGCCATCCACGCATTTTCCTCAGCTCTTGCAGCACATCCACCGCCGGGTAAAGTTCTACCCAGGACAAGTACCGGTTGCGATTAATCGCAAACAGGGTTTTGTCGTTTAGCGGCAATTCAATGACCACAATGTCTGCGTCCTGTGCAGTCGCTTTCGCGTTACCGTCATCCTGGCTTGGGATAATCACATCTGGTTTTTTGATTTCTTGCGTATCGCCTGCATCGAGCGAAGGCTCGGTGCAAAAAGCTTTTTCCTGTTCCTGTTCCTGTTCCTGTTCCTGTTCCTGTTCCTGATTAGGGCATGTCTTACCGGAAGGCTTACCGGAAGGCTTACCGGAAGGCTTACCGATAGTCTCTAAGAACGCATTAACAAAGGGTTCTCCAAAATCAGCTAACTGATTAATGATGTATTGATGAGCCTCGTTTTTAAGATCGCATTCAGGTAATAGCTCCCATTCTTGAGCCCAAGACCTGACAACGTTGGGAGATTCCGGTTTGTTAAGCTTTAGCGCATTCGGAAGCCATACCAACTTTGATGTAAAATCGGCTTTAGCCATGCCTTGGTTTAAGACTTCAAGAAATGCTTTGTCAAAGCCTTCCTGTTCCCAATCTAGGTCTTCAGCCATTGACGCTCGACCGGCTCTAAACAGACCCGGGATCGGGCCGGTATGCGGGCCGGTCAAAAGAAAAAACCACAATGCCTGTCCGCAAGGCTGAGCTTTGGATAATGACGTGAATTTCTTATCACACCACATCCTGACCTCAATCTTTCTGTATCTGGACATATTCGATAAGCCTTAATTTTCTCGGTTTTCTAGCTCAGCCAAATCGCTTGCTTGAATCAATTCAAAGGCAAAACGGATTAAAGCCTCTCCTAAAATAATTGCGTTTCTGGGAGAGACAAAAACAAGCTGCTCTCCCATATTCATCACGTCAGAGCGAATCTCAATGTAACCATCTACAGTCTTAGTAAGAGTAATTTCGTCTTGTTTCTCAATAATTAATCTAGTCATCGTTATTACCGCCTATAACCCGTGGAAAAAATGAGCGGAAACGCGCCACGGTAAACGCGCTTATCAGTCGGCCAACCTATCCGCATCAAACTATTACGATCATTTACAACATTGAGACAAAGCAATCTCACGCTTCCGATCCTTTGCATACACTTCAGCCTCAGATAGCCTTGGCGCTATGTAACTGTTCCAGGCCTTATTCACTTTTCGTTTTTTCTTAGCCATGTTGGTGTCCTCTTTCGTTAACCATCCCATCATTAAAAAAAATCCCTTTAAAAGCGGTTTCCCTCGCTTCATCCTCGTTAATACCGTCCGCTGTGAGTCGCGATACCCAGTCGGAGAAACTTTCCTTCTGAGCCTCGCTGTAGATCATCAATTTACGGCCTTCTAGCCACTTACTATCCCGGTCAAGTGCGCTCATAGGGGTAAGCCCTAATGATGCTGATGACCGCTTCACTCAGTTTGTTTTTTTGTTTATTTTGGTGTCACGCTCAGCCAACCATTCGTTAAACCCATGCAGCTCCAAGTATTCTTTAATGCCGATATAGGCCACTGTCGTTTTGCCGTGATAAGACGCCTTACCCAGCAGTTCCAAGAATCGTTCTTCTTCTTCGGTCACACGCACTGTCAAGGCAACATCTCTAGCCATAAAAAAAGCCCAAAAAAAAGCCCAGCTGTAAAAGCCTGGGCGAGGATGGGTGAAGGAAAAACAGACCATTAACGCCGTCTGTCAGGGCGCTGCAATTGGCCACAACCAGCGCAACGCGGGCGGCGCTGAATTTCTGTAACCGCTGGTTGTGATAATGGGTCATTTATCGAGGTCAGGATAAATCTGAAGTAATCGGTAAGCCTGGTAGGGAGGTACGTATTCCCCCCATGCAGTTACAGATGAACGAGCAATACCAAGTAGGCGAGCAAGTTTTGCCTTGCTTCCGACAGCGGCGATTGCTTTTTCTTTGGGTACTTCTGGGTCTTTAATTATTTGAATTGTATTCATGTCTACAATGTTAGATACACCTAACGATGATGTCAAGCACGAAGAACATTATTTAATTGATAATGTTCAGATGGCCTTACATGAACGAATTAATCAGCTATTCTCTGAGCATCCAGAAAAGACAAATGCGGCCCTGTCTCGCTTTGTCGGTTGCTCACGCGCAACGGTTACAGATTGGAGAAATGGAAAAACAAAAAAAATTGATGGTGAAAATGCTTACAAAGTGGCGCATTTTTTTAACGTTAATCCTGAATGGGTTCAGACCGGAAAGGGGCAAAAAAATAAACTCCAACCCAACACCGAACCGGGCCCCCACATTCGCGGCAAAGTCCCCTTGATTAGCTGGGTACGTGCCGGTGAGTGGTGCGAGGCGATTGATAATTATGCGGTTGGGGATGCGGAAGCCTGGCTCCCCTGCCCGGTTAACTTTGGCCCTCATGCTTACGCGCTCCGGATCAAAGGCGACTCGATGACCTCGCCCTATCCGGGGACAAAAAGTTACCCCGAAGGCGGCATCATTTTTGTGGATCCGGAAAAGGCGGTGACCAACGGCTGCAAGGTGATCGCCAAAATAGAAAACCAGAACGAAGTCACTTTCAAAGAATACCGGGAAGACAGCGGAAAACGCTACCTAAAGCCCTTAAATCCCCAATACAGCATGTTCGAAATGACCGAAACCACGTTATTGTGCGGTGTCGTAATTGGCTATTTTGTGGAAGAGTAGCGGGTAAGCCGTTATACTGATAGCCAATAAGAGCTACTGAAGTAGCCTAAAATGACAGGGGTTAAACGAGGAAATACCATGAAATATCCACTCTCTTATCCATTGGCCAGATGGTTAGGGCGCTTAGGCGTCACACTAACAGTGGCTATTGATGTGACATACGACAAAGAAGCTCATGTTTATGTTGCCACCAGTCCAGATATTGACGGCCTGGTTTTAGAAACCGATAGCTTTAAATCATTGATTGAAGAAGTCGAAGAGGCTGTTGTCAACCTGTTGACGCTTAATAAAAAAAGCACCCCATCAAAAACTCAAGCTGATTTGATTTTTAGGGATCATATTGTTATTGCATGAATGGCTTTGAAAAACAGGTTAAACAAATATTATCTGAACAAGGCTGGAAATTTCTTCGATCCGCTAAAGGTTCCCATGAGTATTGGGGTAAGCCCGGTCATAAGCCAATAACGGTGCCGCACGGATGTAAGTCAAGAATGACGGCCAATGCCATCATGAAGCAAGCTAAAATCGATTATAAATTTTAATCAAGCCCAATAAGAGCTGTATAAACAGCCAATGATTATTAAGTGGAGAAGCGAGAATGAAACATAAAACGTACACAGAGGCTTATGTTGCCGCCCAAACATTAAAGCGTCAACACAGTGGCGATGGGATTATGGTCAAAATAGAGAAGTCCCCTTACGGAGGTTTTAGAACTAAATTGGTCCCTGTTGACATTCTAATTGACAATTTAACCAACGCGTTGCCGTATGGAAAATCAAAAGAAGCCGCCTTCTGTGAATGACCCGCATGAAGGTGAATTCTTATCAGGCAAGGAAATGCTTGAACTTGAACGTGAGCGGTTAAAAAGTCAGGATAAGAAAACTGAAATTGCAAAGATGGCCATTGAGGCGAATGATGCCGCCGATAAGCGCATGTTCGATTATCATATGTCACGCCTTGACAGTGAAAACGATTTAAGCAAAGAACAGATAAAAATAGCCAAGCATTTAATATACGGAGGATTCACGGTATTTTTCATAAGTATTGCATTGCTTTTATCTATGTCATTCTTTGGGGATGAATCGCAATCAAAAACTGCATTTATATTGCTTGAAAAACTCATGACAGCATTAGGTGGTATCGCCGTATATCTCCTGGGCAAAGGAACATTCAACAAGCTCACCAAACCTCCTTCAGAATAATTTACCAAACAAACACCCACCCAAACCCGCCCTAAGCGGGTTTTTTATTGCCTGAAAAATATAAAAAACCTTCCACCCGGCAACCCTTGCCGCTATCGATAAAAGAAATTTTGTTAACGCTCACGCGCTGAGCCTTGATTATTCGGGCTGTGTGTTGTTTTTTGTAAAAATGCCGTTAGATTTGCTTGACACTTATGTTAGGCTTGCCTAACATTACCCCAGCGAAACAAAAAAACGCACCACCTAAAGCACTCAACCCCGGCTAAGACAGCAGGGTCTTTTTGGACCATGAGATAAGCCCGGCTTATCTGATGGCCTAGCGGTCCACTGGGATGACCTAAAACTGAACCATTTCACCATCACACTTAAGAAAGCTAGGCCATCAACATTCTTATAACGGGGGCTTTATGCAAAACATACTGTATTTTTTTCTGATCGTCGGGGCGTTTTTGCTGGTGACGTATCTGATCGATTCAACGTTTGAGTGCTCGAGCTTTGCCGGGGATAAGTTTAATTGCAGTCAACATTGGGGATAACACCATGACCACAGACAAAGAAACCACAGCCGCACAAGACGCTGACCAGGCCGCACGAAATGACGCGCTTAATCGCATGATTAAAGGGCATAAAGCCACTGTTGAACAGTTGAACGAGGCCGTATTTCAGGCCCGGTTCAATATGGCCTTAGCCATGCTGGCCACGCTGGCGGCGCTTATTTGGGGAGTGATGAGATGAGCCATCACGACATTGATTTAATCTGCGAACTTTTTGCATCACTCAATCGCCAATCCGACCATTTTAAAACGGGGTTCTCCAGGCAGCTGCACAAGGCAGAAAAGCCGTTAGCAGAACTGACTATTAACGAAGTCATAGGCTTAATGATGGCTTACCAGGCGTATTACAAAAAGGTGTTAGGAAATGAACAGCCCATCATCAGAAGCGCAGCGTTGCATTGAGCAAATTATTAACAACCAAGTCAGGAGACGACTATGGATACAAAAAATGCTAGACCGGCAGAACACGCCATCATTACCGGAGAACACCAGTGCAATGACCGCATACCTGCAGAACGCCTTAATGCTTATTACCAGGATCGTAAGCCCTTAGGCGTTAACCGGAAAAATGATGAAGCCAAACCGGGTTTGAAGAAATGAACAATGACGATGCCGCCTTTTGGTTTGATGAATCAGACGCATTTGAAGACTGTCTGGTTGAGCCCGGCATTTGTCCGGCTTGTGAAGGCAGCGGCGAGGGCTTGTTTGATGGATCAACCTGCTCATTATGTAAGGGACTGGGTGAACTCTAAGAGGTTAATACCATGATTAAAACGTATCAGTGTGATGTGACGTTTAAAAAGGGGCCAATGTATACCGCATCGATAAAAACAGTTGACGCGATCATAGCCAAGGCTGAAGCGGTAAAACAAGCAAGAGAATTTGGATTTAATGGAAAAGTTAAGTCTGTAAAAACAAAAACAATAGAAATGGGAAATTAATAATGAGCAACGATATTGCAGTAAAAGCGGAAAACACAGCGGTAGCCACGAGGCACAGTGCGGCCAAAATTGCCGATGCGCACTTGGATAAACAGAGCCAATTGCCGTCTCTGACCGATGCAAAACGGCATTTTATGCCCATGACGGTTGAATATTGGAGCCCTGAAAAAGAGGGTGAAGAAAAGCTGGTCTTTATCGCGGGCGTTGAACATCACGAAGTGCCGGACATGGAAACCGGTGAAATCAAATCCATCGAGTGTGTGTTAATGCTTGAGAACCAAGGTGATAAGTTGGTGCGCTATATCAGCGCGTCACGAATACTGGTCGGTAACATTAAAGAGGCCATTCGTAGAACCGAGATTGTCCCCATGACCACCTTAACGCCGGTTTCAATAAAGTACCTGGGGTTGAAAAAGACCAAATCAGGTAAGAACGCGGCACGTTGGCAAATATTGCCATTGATCATCGAGCAGGGGGCAGCATGAGCGCATTAGAAGCATTCGCCAAGTTAGAGCAGCAATTAACCGGCAACGTCATTGATCTATCAACCGCCCAACGCGCTGAGCCGATCAAGACAGTTGAAGAGATTAGGCAAGAATGGCTAAAGCAGCGCTATGGCAAGTTCACTGCCTCTGAATTTCATCGACTGATGGCTTACCCCAACAAGCCGACAGAACTTCCGGCAGGCGCAAAAACCTATGCTCTGGAGAAGGCCATCGAGCTGTTAACAGAATTCCATGAAGAGCCGTATATCAATGCTGAAATGCAATGGGGTTTAGATCATGAGTTAGAGGCAATAGCCGAGTTTTCCAAAAAAATTGGAAGAATTGTCGATAAAACCGGACAACAACAGGCCTTTATTACGCTAAAAAATGACGTTGGCTGTACGCCTGATGGCCTGATCGGGAAAACATCAGGTATTGAAGTGAAGTGTCCCAAGAGCACAACCCATTTCAGTTATCTGTCATTAAAGACCGCTGAAGACCTAAAAATTACAAAACCTGATTATTATTGGCAGATACAAGGGTCATTATGGATAACACGGCGCCTAACCTGGTGGTTTGTTTCATACGATCCGCGCTTTAAAAGCCCTAAGCACCGGCTAAAAATCCTGTGCATAAAACGCAATCCTGACGATATTGATTTTTTAAAATACCGCCTGAAGATGGCGATTGATTACCGTAACACGTTAATAAAAACCATAGGTAAGCCGCAATGAGCAACAAATTACCAGAATTGAACACCATCCTTTTTAAACAGCTTGATCGCTTGATGGAGGCTGAAACGATTGAACAATTACAGTCTGAAATGGACAGAGGCAAAGCAGTAAGCGCCGTAGCCTCTCAGATTATCGCCAATGCTAAGCTGGTGCTAGAGGCGCAAATAGCCTTGGGTGGCGATAATGCAAAGCAATTGCCGGATATGTTGGGTATTACGAGTGAGTAGCTACCAATGAACCCAACACCAATAACCGCCCTTGAAATAGCCCAAATTTTCATGATAGCGCCTCAGACAGTTTCGAAATACGAGATCAGATACGACGATTTCCCTAAACCGATTGGCGAATTACCGAGATTTGGGCGTAATGGACGGCCAGAAAAAACATATAACCGAGAAGACGTGATGCTCTGGTTCTTGGTTAATAGATCAAAAAAGACGGCTAAAAACAAGGAAAGCACAGAACCTAACCCTTTATTGTCATCGTCAAACGTGGCTGCTTTAATCGGCATTGATGTTAATAACCTCAAGCACTTTAAAGCAAAGCATTTGGATTTTCCAAAGTTTGCTTTTAAAAAAGGCAACGGGTTTTTCTATGACGAAAAAGAGATTAAGAAGTGGATCGAAGAGCACCAAGACCAGATCGATCAAGATGAAAAAGAAGAGGGAATCCGTTACACAAACCCGAGTAAAAGGGAGCGGCTAACACCGCCCCAAACAATGCACTTTGCTTTTATTTCCGGACACTACGCGCCTAGGGTTTGATATGCCAGGACATATATACACCAACGAGGAAAAACAGTGGTTACGTGAAAATCGCCCTGTTTTACAAGCGGCTCAACTTGCCCAAGAGTTTAACCAGCGCTTTAACGCCAACGTCAGCAAGAATGCAATAGCCGCATACTGCAGACGCCATGGTATTAGCTCAGGCCACAATGGGCAGTTTTGCCAAGGCAATGTGCCGGTGAATAAAGGTAAAAAAGGAGGCGTGTCTGTGTCGCCTGCAACCACCTTTAAAAACGGTAATTTACCACATAACACGCTACCGGTAGGCACAGAGCTATTAAGAAAAGACGGTTACATCTGGGTAAAGATTGCTCACCCAAGAACCTGGAGAGAAAAGCACGTCATTATCTGGGAGCAAGCAAACGGGCCACGGCCAAAAGGCCATGCGATTATCTTTTTAGACTCTGATATTAATAACTTTGACCTGGCTAATTTAGCCTGCGTCAGCCGTTCTGAATTATTGAAAATGAATCATAACCAATACAAAAAGACGCCCGCGCCTTTGAAGCCTGTGGTTTTAAGGCTGTCGAAGCTGCAGGCTAAATGTGGGATAAAGCCGGACATCACGGGATAATTAAAACAATGAAAATAAAAGACAAAAATCTAAAAGCCATGGTCGATGTTTATGACAAAGACTGCCCAAACAGGTCGTTTTATTGGGCTAGGTCCGATCCCGGAATTTTTATTAAAGGCCAAGGCTATAAAAAAATGGCATCAGGCGATAGAGGTTATTTATGCGGGACACGGGAAATTAGAGGTTGTCCTGACTCTGTATAACGCTTAAATAACAAAACCATGCAAACCCTAAACGTCTACGAAGCTGCCGAATTTCTGCGGATGAACCCAGAAGTTTTACGCAGAAAGGCCCGATCAGGCCTAGTTCCCGGCAGAAGAACAGGGAGAGGCTGGCTATTTATAAAAGAGCATCTTGCCGACTGGGTATCCGGTCGTTATCCTGAGCCAGGGCGAGAACTGCGAGTGATTGACGGCAAAAAAACAAGCGAGGGAAAACAATCATGTCGATCTACAAACGCGGCGAAACGTGGTGGATACAGTACACCGATCCAGACGGCAGACGAATACTACAGTCTGCTCAAACTAAAATAAAACAGGAGGCTAAAGAACTGCACGACCGATTGAAGGCGGACGCATGGCGAGTCAAGAATTTAGGCGCCCGTGTCCGGCATACTTGGCAAGAAGCGGTAATAAGATGGATCAAAGAAAGCCAGCACAAAAACAGCTTGAAAACGGATATCGAGTTATTGCGCTGGCTGGACCCGTTTTTAAATACTCGCTATCTGGATGAAATAACCGTAGAAACAGTCAAGACCATCAAGCAAGCCAAGCTCGATAGCGGCGTCAAAAGCGGCACGGTTAACCGGGTAATGGCTTTGCTTAGAGCGATTTTAAACAAAGCAGAACGGGAATGGTTATGGCTCGACAAAGCACCTTATATAAAGATGATGCCGAACAAAACAAAGCGGATTCGCTGGCTGACTCATGCTGAGGCGGCAAAGTTGTTAAAGGAGCTGCCGGACCATTTATCGGCCATGATGCGCTTTTCATTGGCTACAGGCTTGAGAGAGTCAAACGTTGTCAACCTGCAATGGTCACAGCTCGACATGCAACGCCGCTGCGCGTGGATCCATGCCGATGAAGCCAAGGGGAAAAAGTCCATCGCCATACCGCTTAACGCCGATGCCTTGCAAGTGATCCGTGAGCAGATCGGGAAACACAGCTTGTCAGTATTTACTTACAAAGGTGAACCCGTAACTCGGGCCAATAACCACGCCTGGAGGAAAGCTTTAAAACGAGCAGGAATAGAAAGCTTTCGCTGGCATGATTTAAGGCATACATGGGCAAGCTGGCATGTGCAAAACGGAACACCGCTTAACATTTTAAAAGAACTCGGTGGATGGTCGGATATTCAAATGGTTTTGAAGTACGCGCATTTATCAGCGGATCATTTGTCAGAATATGCTGAAAATGCGTCAAGGAAAAATTCAAAATCTGAGACAAATCTACTACAGTGCCAAAAAACAGCAAAATGACAGGCATAAAAAAACCAGCTAAGTTGCTGGTTTATATGGTGTTTGATGGTGGGTCGTGTGCGATTCGAACGCACGACCATCGCATTAAAAGTGCGGTGCTCTACCGGCTGAGCTAACGACCCAACAAAGATTGCCTATTATAATGATTTATTTTCAGCTTGCAACACTTTTTTATATCTATTGATATCGAGTTGGATCAGGCACGGCTGCCTCTTCAAATCCTTTTTTGCGCAACCGGCAGGCATCGCATATTCCGCACGCTAAACCTGATTTTGTTGCGGAATAGCATGAGACGGTTTGCTGGTAATCCACGCCTAATTCAATTCCTTTTTTGATTATATCGGCTTTGCTAAGCGTGATAAGCGGAGTATGAATATGAATCGGATGCCCCTCTACACCGGATTTAGTAGCCAAAGTAGCCAGTTTTTGAAAGGCTTCTATAAACTCTGGCCGGCAATCCGGATACCCTGAATAATCAACCGCATTTACACCGATAAAAATATCCGAGCAACCGAGCACCTCAGCCCATCCTAACGCAAAGGATAAAAAAAGCGTATTGCGCGCTGGGACATACGTTACCGGAATGCCTTCCTGAAGCGAAGTGGGAACAGCGATATGTTCATCGGTCAATGCCGATCCACCAATAGCACCTAGATCGATATTAATGGTTTTATGATCAACTACACCGTATTCGATGGCGATGGTTCGCGCAGCATTGAGTTCGGCATTATGTCTTTGTCCGTATTCGAAACTCAGGGCATAACAGTGATAACCCTGTTTTTTAGCCATGGCTAAAACGGTGATCGAATCCAGCCCACCGGATAATAGAATGATTGCTTTACGTTGCAT